GTGACCCTCAACGCCACCTTCCGCCCGATCCACCGCTGGCCCCAGGCCGAGACCCGCAACCGGCGGCCGTCTCGATTCCGGGCCTCCTGGGGGGACACGCTCGAGCTGCTCAAGCGCGAGCTCGCGCACCTGCACGCCCGGAACGTCGTGATCCAGCTCGACGTCAGCGAGCAGGACATCCGGCTCGACGGCTATCCGCGCGCGAACGCGCGGACGAGGTCGCCGCGAGTGATCCTCTCCTTCGAGACCCCGGACGGCGCGTTCTCCTATCCCTGCGATACGTGGACGGACTGGCAGGACAACGTCCGCGCGATCGCGCTCACCCTCGAGCACCTCCGTGCGATCAACCGCTACGGAGTCACCAAGCATCGGGAGCAGTACCGGGGGTGGAAGGCGCTGCCGGGAGCAGGCGAGGCCTCGACGACCACGACGGCCGAGGCGGCCGCACGCTTCGTCGCTCGCTTCTGCGACGTCAGCGCGCAGGAGCTCCTCGACCACCCGGGCCGGGCCGCGGACGCCTACCGGGCGGCGGCGAAGCGCCTGCACCCGGACGCCGGCGGGTCGACCGAGGACTTCCAGCGGTTGCAGGAGGCCAAACGGATCCTCGACGAGCACCACGGTACGCGCATCTCGGAGCGCCCATGACGGTCCGGATGCCGGAGGTCTGCTGACGATGGCAGAGCGCGGGGAGTACCGATCGATCCACGTCGCCATGGCCGACGACCCGGATTTCCTCCGGCTCTCGCCCCAGGCACGGCTCACGCTGTTGATGCTCAAGCTCACGCTCGGGCCGTCGGGGATCAACGTCGTCCGGGCGATGGTCCCCGAGCTCGCCGTGCTCACAGGGTACGGCGACGCCGAAGTGCGCGCGGCCCTCGACGAGCTCGTGCGCGACCGGTGGATCCGGATCGAGCACAACGTGATCTGGATCCGCAACGGGCTGCGATTCGAGCCGTCCCTCTCGCTCGCGAGCGAGAACACGGTGAAGGGGGTGTGCCGTCACCTCCGCAGCCTGCCACGGCTGCGCATCGTGAACGACTTCGCAGCCTACTACAACCTTCCGATCCCCTTCCCCGAGCTCGAGTCGGATGAGGCCGATTCCTCTCCCCGGGCCGCGCCGCTGGCCCCCTCGAGCGAAGGCCCTTCGAACCCCCTTCGAACCCCCTTCGAAGCCCCGTCGAAGCAAGGGAGAAGGGATGAGGGAGAAGGGAGAAGGGAGATAAGCAGCCAACCACTTTTCGCGTGTGCGCCCGCGCGTGAAGAGGTTGCCGGGGAGCCGACTGCCGCGCCGGCGCCCGGCCCGGCTGCCATGCCGGGGGACCTCGAGGCGCAGATCACGGCCGTGATCGTCGCGGCCAATCAGGCCATGACGCGAAACCCCGCACTCGACCAGCAACGCCTGAAGCCGATCCCTGCCACGGGTAGCGGCCGCCAGGACGTGCTCGAGTGGATCCGGGAGGGAATCCCGATCGAGGTGATCCTCGAGGTCGTCGAGGACGTGGCGCTCCGGTACCGTCCGGACGGCCACAACCGGCAGATCTCGGCGATGAGCTACTTCACCCCGGCGATTCGGGAGCGACACGAACTACGAATGGCGAAGGAGTCAGGAACCCATGGGGATCGAACCCACGATCGACGATCTCAGGCGAAAGGCCGAGGAGGCGCGCCGGCGAACGGGCGTCGGCGGCCCGGGAAGTACGCCGCGGTCACGGTCCGGAGCGGTGGCGGCTGACGCCCTCCCGGAGATCGTCGATGGTGTCTGCCCCGAGTGTCAGGTCGCTCCGGTCAAGGGGATCCGTGGCCGGGACGGCAACGTGCGCTTCGGCACCTGCACGTCCTGCGTCGAGCTCGCCGAGCGGCGGGAACGCGAGGCGGCGGAGCGAGCTCGGCGCGAGCGGCTGGAGAGCCAGGCGGAAGAGCGGAGGCAGAACATCCAGCAGCTCCTGGTCGATTGCGGGTTGGACATCGACTCCGAGCACCTATCGGCTTCGTTCGAGACGTTCGATCCGCGCCCGGATCAGCTGGCGCTCGTTGCAGCTCGGCAGTTCGTCTCCGATTTCCGGGCAGGGCTGCGCCCCACGCTCTACCTGTACAGCGAGCGGGAAGGCGAGGCGATCGCTCCGGGGAACGGGAAGACGCACCTCGCCGTCGCGATCCTTCGGGAGCTCCTGCTGTCGGGAGACGTGGGGCCCCGGACGGCGCGCTTCGTCCGCGAGACGCGGATGACGATCACGCTACGGCGGCTGATCCGCTCGCCGCACGATGCGCCCGAGGACTACCTCGACGGGCTGATCCGCCGCGAGCTGCTGATCATCGACGACCTGGGGAAGGCGAAGACGGACAGCCCCTGGCTCCGGGAACTGCTCTTCGAGCTGGTCGCCGGCCGTGAGCCGCGGGCCACGATCATCACCTCGAACTACAGCCCGGAGCGTCTCGAGGAGCTCGACGAGTGGTATTCGCCGCTCCTGAGCCGGCTGCTCGGCAAGGGAACGGCCGTGTGCATGGGCGGCCCGGATCGGCGGCTTGGCCGTCGGCGTCCCCCGGCGCCGCTGCGAGTGATGTCGCCATGAGCCGCCGTCTCGCTCGCCGCCTACTCGAGCGCGACCGCGGGAGCCGAATCTGTCCCGATTGCGGCGGACCAAGGGGCGGCCACGGACTCTGCGCGGCGTGCGAGCAGCGGACCGCCGAGGAGCTCGAGCTCGAAGAGGCCGAGTGGTGGGTCGAGGAACCGTATGAGGAGCCGGCGTACGCCGGCGTGTGGGACGATGATGACGACTGGGATCTACCCTTCTGACAGTGAGGATGCAGTGAGGATGACTGAGGAGTCGGTGGTTGGCGCGGGCGCGGCATTCACGCCCCACCCCGCCCCCGCCGCCGGCGAGGACGTGCGGGAGCCCACGGACGCCCAAGTCAACGACGCCTGCATGTGGTACCGCCACGACTTCGGGCTTCTCGACGACGAGGAGAAGAAGCACGTTCGCTTCCAGGCGCGGGGATGGTTCCGAGCGTGGGGCAAGGCCCTGAGCAATGGCGACGACGCCGCCGCCCTCCTCCGCACCCCGCGCGGCGAGGGGGAGGTGTGGCGGGACTTCCTGGCCGCGCTCGATGACCTCGAAACAGCGGCCAACCTCTGGGTAGAGCCCGACGGACCCACCGCTGCGGATGTGGAGCGCCTGCGGCAGACTCGGCAGCGTGTGATTGCGTGCGCCCGCGCTCTCGCCGCCCTCCGCTCCGAGGCGCAGGGGGAGGACCGTTGGGAGGATGTGGTATTCGGACCGATTACCGAGGCGTACAACGAGGCGCACGCCGCCCGCCGGGGCGAGGGAGGTGGGGAGTGATGACTGACCGCTACGAGAAGATTCGGGAGGCGTTGACGATGGGGCCGACGCCGGGACCGTGGGAAATGTCTTACGACAAGGGTTCCACACGCGACATCGTGGCCTCTCCCGATCCTCTTCCAATCTGCATGGTTCGCGGGGTTTCATACGTCGGGATTGAGCAGTACCGGGCAAACGCCCACTTCATCGCCGCCTGCGACCCCGACACCATCCGCACGCTGCTGGAGGAGCGGGACGCACTGGCGGCAGAGTTGGAGACGATTCGCGCCGCCCGCCGGGGCGAGGGAGGTGGGGAGTGAGGCACAGAATCAGGTGGATCATGGGCGACGAGGCGACCGCAGACGTGGGAGTGAGCTGCGGAGACATAACCGACGCCTGCGTCGTGGCGTCGGATGACCGCAAGCGAGTATGCCCGTATTGCGGCGCTACGCTGCGGCTGACCTGGGACGTGCGGGTGCGGGAGAGCCGCCCATCCCACCGACAGGAGCGATGACGATGCCAGTATGTGACGGGCCGTCCTGCCCCGGCTGCGGCCTGCCCTACTACGCGGGCCTCTGCCCGCACTGTCGGGGGGGACCAAGACGAATACGAACGGGAGCTAGTGCCGCCGTTCCCGACTTCGCGGCCCGACGAGGAATCCGCCGCCCGCCGGGGCGAGGAGGTGGAGAGTGAGCGCGCTTGCTGACCTGACCGTCCGCTGCCTCGGCTGCGGCGTTGTGGACGTGCCGCCACCGAACAGCTTCTGCACCGACTGCGCGGCCAAACGGCGCTGCAAGGTCTGCGGCGGTCCCAAGGGGCATGGCCGCCTGTGGGCGCGGTGCATTGAATGCCAGCGCAAGGCGACACAGCGAGCGGGTGAACGTCTTCGGGCGGTGGCCAGCCATGCCGGGATCGACGGCGACGAATTGCTCGCGGAGATCCGCCGTCTCGCCGCCCACCCCACCGACAGGAGCGAGAGCGATGTGGGATGACCTGGAGTGGTACCTGACAGCGATGTACGTGTTTGCGGTCATTGGTTTTCTCGTGGTCCTGGGTGGCGCCGCATGGATGCTCTGGCGCGTGCTTGATGCAGTTCTATGAGCGGAGCGACGACGATGGCTGATAGGGTCTACACAATCTGGATCGATGGCCTCGCTTACGGCGGCGAAGATCCGGACGTGATCGAGGACGCGTCGGCGCTACACGGCGGCTGGTATGACACGGGGCCGATGACGGTAAACGGCATCCGCATCGGCGGCGAGCCGTATCGGATCGAGAGCCGGATAAGCCTACGGTCGCACCTCGACCGCATCATCCGGCGGCTGAACCGGATGGACCCGGCGAGAATCGAAATTCGGCGAGAGGATGGTGATTCATGAGCATGTATACCTGCCCGCATTGCGGCCAGCACGACCTGAGCACACAACGGCAGCATAACTGCCCGTCGCTGCCGCCTCTCAGTATCCCGCTCGGGCCGCCGCGGTCAATGGACCCGTATGCGAACGAATACATCGCCCGCCTCACCCGCGAGCTGGAGGAGGCGCGGGAGAGAGCACGGGCCATCACCACGGCGGCCCGGCGAGTCGTGGAGACGGCATATCCGCCGTCGGGCGGGTTCCAGCGCGTGCACCGTAGCGCGATCGAGGATTTGCGCCGCGCCGTCGGGGCCGACCCCGGCGACAGGAGTGAGCGTCAATGGGAACTTGACCCGCCGAGCGTGGCCCATTTGATCCGGCTGGAGGTCGGTAGGACCGGGCAATCTTCGTATCCCGAGATCGAGGGCTTGCTACGGACGGCGGCCGATCAGCTCGACTATCTCGCCCGCGAGCTGGAGGCGGTGCGTGCTGAGGTCGCTGCATGCCGGGCCGGAGCCTCACGGGAGGCGTTCACCCGCGAAATGATCGAGGCAGTCCGGTTCGCGTCCGGCCTATTCGCCGCCGGCGAGTGGGGGCCGCTGCTGGCGCAGGCCGCCGAACGCATGGCGCCGTTCCTCGGAGTCGAGCTGCCGGACGGCGATGGGATTGTCGCTGTCGAAGGGCCAGAAAAATCCGCGGCACCCGGAAAAATATCCGACCGGAATTTCAGTGGGGCCGAGCACGGCGCCGACGGTCGCTCCAAGGCCCAGGGGATGGATGCGCAGCGTGACCCGCTCGCCCTCGAGCTACGCGGCGTCATCTCCGATCTGGCGCTGTGCCTGGCCGCATTGGAGGGCCGCGACGGCGCGGATGTGGCAACCGAGTTGGCGATCGCCCAGAGGAGGCTGCGGGACATCGAGGCGCGATTCGTCCGCCGCTGGGGCGAGGGAGGGGTGTGATGCGGACGACGACGGAGCGGCAGACGATGACCATCGAGGAGTACCGAGAGGCGATCCGGGCGCAGGGGGTACCCCGGGAACACGTGGCCTTCCGATGCCCGATGTGCGGAACGATTCAATCCATGACCTCGCTGATCCGAGCCGGCGCGGGACGTACCGCTGAGGAGGTGGAGCGGTATGTCGGATTCTCGTGCGTCGGACGCTGGACAGGTGCCGGCTCGCCCCGCCCGGAGAATCAGGGGAAGGGGTGCAACTGGACGCTCGGTGGATTGCTCCAGCTCCATCGCCTCGAAGTGGTCACAGAAGACGGGACGGCGCATCCGTGGTTTGAGGTCGCCACGCCCGAAGAGGCGCAGGCCCTCATGGCCGAGCACACCGCCGCCCACCCCAACGCGCGGAGCGAGAACCATGGCGCGTGATCACCGCGGCGAGCGCTGCCTCGGGCACTGCCGACCTGGCGCCTGCCGGTGCGCCGTGGGCCGCGATCGGTGCTCCATGTGCGGCATCGAACTCACCGGCCTCGAGGACCAGCGCTGCGAGTTCTGCGAGCTCATGGTTTCCGCGCGGAATAGCGGAGGCGCCCGGGCATGAGCGTCGATCTACGCTCGCTCTCGCCGGCGGAGCTCCGGCAGCTGCTCCAGCGGCCGGACGTCGGCGCCGTGCTCCGGAGGCGGATCGAGGGCGTCCTCCAGGAGACCGCCACGGAGCCGGAGCCGGCCGCCCGCACCTCCGGGCCGCGGATGAACCAGACCGAGGCCCGCTACGCCGCGCACCTCGACACCCTGCAGCGGGCGGGGACGATCCTGCGTTGGGACTTCGAGCCCGAGAAGCTTCGCCTCGCAACCGCCGCGTTCTACTCGCCCGACTTCCGCGTGGTGATGCCGGACGGGACCGTCGAGTTCCACGAGGTCAAGGGCCGGAAAGGAGCGGGCTTCTACGCCCGGGAAGACGCGCGGCTCAAGGTCAGGATCGCCGCGGAAATGCACCCATACCGCTTCTTCGTCGTCTGGCCGCGGAAGGGCGGCCGCGGCTGGGAGCGGAAGGAGTTCACCTCGCACCTGGTGCGGGCCGTCCATGCACGGGCGATCGCGGACGGGCGCGGAGCAACGAAGGAGCCGTGACCTCAATGGAGACGCAATTGATATGGCGGGCGGCGGGTAGCCCCGTCCCCTGCGACGTCTACGGCGAGCCGATCCCGCAGGCGCGGGGCGAGGCCTCGCACTGCGCCCGCTGCGGGGGTGAGGGGGGCGCGTACGACGTCGACCAGCTCGTCAGCTCGAACTTCATTCCGACGCGCAACGCGAACCGGATCCACGCGTTCGGGGGGACGCGCTACTGCGCCGCGTGCGTTTTCTGCGCGAAGACGCTCCGGCTGCGTTGTGTCTCCTGGTTCGCGAGCGCCGAGGGCGTGCGCTTCTGGTCGATCCGGGCTCCCGGCACCGACCCCCTCGCCGAGCTCCTGAATCCACCGGCACCCCCGTTCGTGGTCGGGATCCCGCTCTACGGGATCGACCACGGCGGCGAGTCCGTCCAGGAGGCGCACGGCGTGCCGAACTGGAAGCGGACGTGGTGGCCGGGGGAGCCGATGCACCCGGCGGCCCTGATCCGGCTGCAATCGAAACACGTCGCGCTCTACAGCCGGACCGCATACTCGCGCGACCGCTACCCGGTGCAGGTCGACGACCACCTGGATTTCGTCCTCGACCGCGACGTCTGGCTCCGCGCCCGGGATGCCGCGACCCACCTGATGCGGGTTCTCGTCGAGGGCGGTGTCCCGGCGTGGCGCGCGAAGCAGGCACTTCGAGATCTCGTACTCCCGCCGCGCTCGGGCCTCACCGCCGCGCGGCTCTGGCCGACGCTCACCGCGCCGCTCCGCCCCCACGCGGAGACGACGTGGTGGCCGGTCTTCTGTCGATTGATCCCCACCCTGAACACAGGAGAAGCGTGATGAGGCGCCCCGAGAAGGAACTGAGCCGACAGGACATTCCGAGCGGCATCAAGGCCACGCGCAGGCTGCTCGCCTACCTGCTGCGCGCGACCGTGATCCGCATCGACCGCGACAAGATCGGCGAGCGTCGCTACCAGGAGCTCCCGAACGAGATCACGACGAGCCTGGTCCCGTTCGTCGTCTCCGAGCGAAGCCCGCTCGGCTTCTACCGCGCCTTCTGCCGGCGCTTCGACGTCGACCCCGCTGGCGGCGATTCGGAGTGGGGCCCGATCGAGGCCTGGCTCCCGGAGGGCCGGATCCGTTGGGACCGCGCGCTGGCCGCGATGGACTACGACGACCTCCGCGTCGTCGTGCACGAGAGTCCGGAGTTCCTCTCGACCTTCGCGACCGATCGCTACGGGATCGAGGGCGAGGACCTGCACTTCGATTACTTCCCCGATCCGGTTCAGTCGGGGGGCTACATCCCGCAGCTGCCGCGCGAGCTGATCGCGCCCCGCGCCTACACGTCGGTCTGGACGCTGACCGGGCCGATGCACCACGGCGCCGACGAGAAGCACGGCAACGTCAGCCTCTTTCGCCGCCAGCGCGTGCACGACCCCCTGACGGGTCGGGCGGCCTACGTGCCGTTCGTCTCGGGCAACGCGATCCGGGGCTTCTGGCGCGACCTGGTGATGGGCCGCTGGTTCTCGCTCCTCGGCCTCTCGACGCGCGCCCTGCCCACGCACCGGGCGCACGCGCTCCTCGCCGGCGGCAACGTCGATGCCGGCGCCGACGGCGCGAAGGTCAACAACCTGGTGCGTGATGCAGCGCGCCGCGCCTGCCCCCCGTGGGACCTCTTCGCCGGGTGCATCGACAAGCAGATCATGGGCGGCCGCGCCCGGGTCTGCGATGCCGTCCTCGTCTGCCGGGAGAACGCCTGGCTGGTGCACCCGGTCGTCGCGCCACACATGCCTCTCGAGGAGTTCGCCGCCCAGCTCCCCGTGGCGGCGGAGATGACGCAGCTCCGCCTCCTCACCCGTCACGCGCACCGCGACATCCCGGAGAGCGACGGGATCCAGATGATCGCGAACAAGGAGGTCCTCATCGCCGGCTACCAGATGGTCCACACGCTCCAGATCATCGGCCTCGACGGGATCAACCCGGTCACCGCCTCGTGCCTCGCCGACCTGCTCGAGCAGTTCCGCGCGACCGGGTACATCGGCGCCGACGCGGCCCGCGGCATGGGCGGGATCGCGCTGGACGGCTACACGCCCGGACCGGGGGCGGCCGAGCTCCCGCCGCCCGACCTCTACCTCGAGGACGTCGAGCGCCGGCGCGACGAGATGATCGAGTGGGCGATGGCGCTCGCACCCGCGGACCCGGGGATCTCCACCACGGCGACGGAGCGGCCGAAGAAGCGCCGCGCGCCCGCGGAGGTGACGGCTTGAGCTGGGCGGCGGAGAATCGGGCCTGGCGCGAGCGGGCCCGGGAACGGTGGGCTCCGGTTTCCCCGGAGCCCCTCCGGATCCGCGCGTGGCTCGCCGCGCCGGTCGCGTGGGACCTCTATGACCCGCTCATGATCGAGGGCGCGCTGCAGTACGTCGTCATCGTGCGCGAGACCGGGCGCGTGCCCGACGACGTCTTCGCCGGCTGTCCGATCTCGGCGCCGATCGAGGACACGGACGTCCCGATCCCGATAGCGGATGGCGAGGTGCCCGGCTGCCCGTTCCCGATCGCGTTCGCTTCGGCGGGCTGGCCGTCCGTCGACGCGGCAGCGTCCGTCCGGTGGCGCCGCCGCCGCGTCCGGGCGGATAAACTCGGGGCGACGGTCATCAATCCCTCGGTCGGCGAGACGAAGGCCTCGAACCTCCCCGCCCCCGTGGTCGTCGCGCACTGGGTCGATTGGTGGGTCATCGGCGATCGCGCGCGCCTCGAAGACCTCCTCCGCGAAGTGCAGACGATCGGCGGGAAGCGCTCCGGAGGCCTCGGCCACGTGCACGGGTGGGAGGTCGCGCCCGGCGAGCCGTGGCACTGGTTCGGCCCGGGTTGGCGCCTCATGCGGCCGCTGCCGGCGCACTTCGAGCTCGCGCAGCGCACGACCCGCCACGACGTCCGGGAGGCCACCGTCCGCGCGCCGTACTGGCACCCGCGGACCCGCATGCTGTGCCGCGTGCCGGTCCAGCGACTCGGCGAGCGGGTCGACGCCGTCGAGGAGGTCTCCTGTGTCGGCTGAGCCGGTGCTGGACGCGCACGACCGCGCGGTCTGGGCGCGATGGATGGTCGTGGCGGCGCGCCACGCGACGACGCTGGCCCATCGGCGCCGCGTCGACCAGGCGCGCCGGCTCGTCGTGCGCTGTCTCGAGGAGGCCGGCGGCGACGCCGCGGTCATGTGGAGCGGCGGGAAGGATTCGACGGCGATGGCGCACCTGATCACCGTGGAGACAGGCGCCGGTGTCCCGCTCGTGAGCGAGAAGGACGATCTCGACTACCCGGGCGAGGAGGCGTACGTCGAGGGGCTCGCGAAGGAATGGGGCGCCGAGCTCGAGATCGTCCGCCCCCCGATCTCGCCCGCGGACTGGATCCGCGACCACGCGCACGAGCTCGACGTCGCCGGCGATCTCCACTCGCGCGCGGCGGGGCTCAGCAAGGCGGCCTTCTATGGCGTCGTCGAGGAGGCGACCGAGGACCGGGAGGCGATCTTCCTCGGGCTGCGCGCCGAGGAATCGCGCGGCCGCGCGCGGAATCGTTGCTTCAACGGCCTCCTCTACCGCCGTCAGGCCGCCCGCGGCCGCGAGCGCGGGCAGCTCGTCTGCACGCCGCTCGGCGACTGGGAGGGTATCGACGTCTACGCCTACGCGGTCGCGCACGGGCTCGAGCTGCTGCCGGTCTACCGCTGCGTCGGCTTCATGCACGAGCGCGAGCCATGGCGGGTCCGCAAGAGCTGGTGGATCCCGGGCGGGGCGACGAGGCACGGCGGCGCGGCCTGGCTCCGCCGCTACTGGCCCACCCTGTACCGGCGGCTGCGCGAGTGGTTTCCGGTCGCGCAGTCGTACGCCTGACCCGAGGGAGATGATGAATACCGCGACCGACATGATTCGGACCACGGAGGAGCGGATCGACGATGCCGTCCGCGCGATCCGGCGGTTAAGCGCGGCGCCGGCGGATGTCCGAGTCGCCGTCTACAACCGCCTGACGCGGGAGATCCGCGCGCTGGTCTCGGACGTCTGTGACGACCCTGTTCTCGCGATCCAGCTTCTGCCCGCCGAACGCGTCCGGGCGAACACGTACAACCCGAACGTTGTCGCGGCGCCGGAGCTGGACCTCCTCGAGGTCTCGATCCGCGAGGACGGGGTCACGATGCCCGTGGTCACCGTCGAGGATCCGGCGGCCGCCGAGTGGGAGGTCGTCGACGGGTTCCACCGCCGGAAGGTGATCACCGAACGTCTCGGCCGGCGCTACGTGCCGTCGTCGGTGATCGATCGGCCGCTCGCCGATCGGATGGCGGCGACGGTCCGGCACAACCGAGCCCGGGGGAAGCACCAGGTCGAGCTCATGGGCGCGCTCGTTCGCGCCCTCCTCCACGAGGGGTGGAGCGACGAGCGGATCGCAAAGCACCTCGGCATGAGCGTCGAGGAGCTGCTCCGGCTGAAGCAGGTCGTCGGCGTCGCACGGCTTCTCGCGGCGCCGGAATACACCCGCGCATGGACGGGACGGGATGGCGAGGATCTACCTGACGACCCGGCCGTTTGACGCGGCGCTCCTCAGCGACCCGGACCGGGCGTTCGCGGTCGTCGCGCCCGGATACCCCACGCCGGTCGGGCTCCCGGTCGTCGAGCTCGCGACGCTCCTCGAGCGGCGGGAGGAATGGCTCGGCGCGCCCGGGACAATGGTCGTCGTCGGCCTCTCCCGGCTCATGACACCGTCGAACCGGGTGAAGCTCGGCCAGGTCCTGCTCCGGCCGCGGCCGCATCTCCACCGCATCTCCGTCGACGAGGTCCTCTTCGTCTCCGAGCCGTGGCGGATGTGGTGGCACTTCTACGCCGTCGGCGCCGAGCGCTGGGGTTTCACGGACTCGTTCCTCGCCGAGACGCGCTGGAAGAACGCGCACGAGCTCCGCACGTCCGACCCGTTCGGCGTCGAGGCGGTCCTGCGCGCGATGGATGGGGTCGTGGCCGGCGACGAGCCGTTCCGGTTCCCCGAGATCGAAGTCGAGACGATCGAGGCGCCGTCCCGGGTGCACGCCGATTACGCCGCGGTGAAGGAGGAGGCCTTCGCGAACGAGAAGACTGTCGCCGGGATCATCCGCCGGCTCGCCGCATTCGCTCAGCAGGCAGAACCCCGCCGGGCCGTACCGACTCCCGCCCGGCTTTTCCGGCGCGGCGCAGCCGTGCCCCGGATCGTCGCGACGGACCTGCCCGTGGACCGCTACCTGGTCGGGCGGCTCCTCGAATACGTGACCCTCACGAACGCGATCGCGGACAAGGCGGAGGCTGCCGGATGGTGACCACAACCGAGTCCGTGCTCGACGCGGCGCGCCGGCGGGTTGCGTACGTCTTCGACCACTTCGGCCGAGTCGTCATCTCCGTCTCGGGCGGGAAGGATTCGCAGGTGCTGTGGCACCTCGCCGTGACCGAGGCCGAGCGGCGTGGCCGGAAGGTGGAGGTCTTCTTCCTGGACCAGGAAGCGGAGTACGCAGGCACGATCGAGGTGATCGAGCGGGAGATGCGGCATCCCGCAGTCACCCCGCGTTGGTTCCAGGTTCCGCTTCGGATGACGAACGCGACGAGCCACCGCGACATCTGGCTGCATGCGTGGGGCGAGGGCGAGGAGTGGATGCGGCCGAAGTCGGAGATCGCGATCCACGCCGCCCCGGGCGCACCCGACCGGTTCTACGACTTCTTCCCCTGGTTCGAGGCCTCCTCACCGGAGCCGACCGCATTCCTCGTCGGGCTCCGTTCACGCGAGAGTCTGAACCGGTGGCGGGCGGCGAAGGCGAACCCGGGATATCGCGGGATCGGTTGGAGCACTGCCGCGCCCGGAGAGGGGAACTACCGGTTCTATCCGCTCTTCGACTGGGCATTTGGCGACGTCTGGAAGTACATCGCCGATTATGGCCTGCCCTACAATCGCGTCTATGATCGGCTCTATCGGCTTCGCGGCGTGAACGAGCGGACGATGCGCGTCTCGTTCCTCCTGCACGAGCAGTCGTACCGCGCGCTCGCGACGCTGCAGGAGATCGAGCCGGAGACGTACGAGCGGCTGCTCCGCCGGCTCGGCGGGACGCACTTCGCCGCGCTCTACGCGGAGGAGGAGATCTTCAACGCGCGGCGCCTGCCCTCGCGATTCGCCTCCTGGAGGGAATACCGGGACTACCTGGTCGCCTCTACCCCGCTCGAGCAGATGGAGCGGATCCGAAAGCGCTTGGAGCGCCAGGGCGACGACGAGGCGACGTGCAGGGAGCACGTGCGCCAGCTCTTGATCAACGACTGGGAGAACAACGTCCCGGTGCGACGTCGCTCCCCCGAACGGCTGAGAGAACTCTGGTGGGACAGGCTGTGACCTGGCGCGACGTCGTCGTCGCGATTCCGACGATGCCCGAGCGCAGTGCCTTGCTCGACGAGCTCGTGCGGAGGACCGTACGGGAATGCAGAGGAGCTGAGATCGTGATCTGGCGCCACTCGCCGGGCGGTGATCCTCGATCTGATTTCCCCACCCTGATTGAGCTCGCTCTCGAGATCGATCGGCCGCTCATTCTGGCCCTCGAGGACGATGTCTGGCTCGCTCCGAACTTCGGCGTTCAGGCCGCGATTCCCCTGCAGCGGATGGCGGTCGCCCCCGAGGTCGGCGCGGTCTCGCTCTTCTCCAGGTCCAGCCAGGACATGGCCATGCTCGAGCGGGGCGAGCGGTGGCGGTCGCAGCCGCCGAGCTCGTTCTGCATGATGCAAGCGGTGCTGCTCAGGGCCTCGGTGATGCGCGGATTCGGTGAATGGGCGCCGGCTTGGTACGAGGCGCACCCGGAGCACCGGCATGCCGCGGATCTGCTCCTGGGCGCGTGGCTTTCGCGCCGGCGGGCGAAGATGCTCGTGCACGTGCCCTCGCTCGTGCAGCATCGGGCCGTGCCCTCCACGCTACCGGGCCACCGGGGGATCCGTCAGTCCGAGACGTATCGCCGTGTATTTGGACCTGTTCCGGGAGAGGATCGATGACCCTCGAGGAGATCATCCAGCGGGCGGCGGCGGAAGGCTGGCGGATCCGGCCGCCGACGCTGAAGGCCGTACCGATCGTCGCACGGGAGGAGGACGGGCGCGAGCGCCCCGTCGGATTCTACTGCCCGCATCCCGCCGGCCGCGGCCGGATGAGGGTCGGCCCGATCTATGTGCTTCCCGAGTACCGCGGCCGCCGGCTCGCCGAGCAGGCGTATCGAGACCTGCACGTCCCGCTCTTCGCGTACGTGCACGACGGCAACACGGCGTCCCAGCGGCTACACGAGCGGTGTGGGTTCGCACGCTGGTATCGGGGACGCGGCGGATGGTACTGGGTAAGAGATTGAGGCCCGCGTGATCGCCGGTCGCTACTTCGTCACGCCCCACGCCGTCGAGCGATTTCGCGAGCGCATTGCCCCGCACCTGAGCTACGGCCAGGCGCTCGGCGCGATCATCCGTGGACTAGAGGAGACCACGAGCGAGCCCCGCCCGGCGCACAGCGGCAAGGGCTACTACGTTCGCGTTCGCCGCCCGTACGCGTTCCGGGCGCTGATCGTGCCCGGCGACGGCCCTTTCCCCGCAGTGGCGACGGTGATCCGGTCGGGTGCGGGGCGTGGCGGAACCCGAGAGCGAGAGCGTCGGCGCCGCGCACAGCTGAGAGACGCATCAACGCCGCCAACGCGGTAAACGCTTGACCATCAACGACTGAGGACGCACCTTGAAGCTTGGAGGACATTACACGACTGGGCGCAGCCCGCGCACCGTCCACGAGGACGGGGCTCGGGCTGTTATCCATCTAGGCGAGGGAGACGTGGTGTACAGTTCCGCGGCGATCGAGCAGCAGATTGCCTGCCCATGCGGCCAGTATCACTGGCGCGAGGTGATCGCCGTCGCCGCGATCGGCGTGGTCGCCTTCGAGCGCAAGTGCCGGCGCTGCAGCCATTGGTACCTGATCGTGGTCCGCGTGAGCGTAGGCATCCGGCCGAGCGCCCGGGTCGTTGCGAAGATCCGCAAGCGGGGGCGCGGCGAGGCGGACCTTCGCCTCGCTCTTCAGCAGGTGCCCGACCTCACCCCGGATGAGGTCGCCTTCCTCCTCGAGGTCGCGCGCTCGCTCTCGGCGGGCGAGAAGGCGAGGGCAATGACATGAGCACGGACGGAAAACATTGGAGCGCAACGACTTGCGCGGTCGCGGCCTACGGCGCCCCGGGCGCCGGCGGGGCGGCCGCCCCCTCCCCGCGGGTCCTCCCGGCCCCCCCCGGGGCGAGGATCGCGCCCGCCCGCGACATTTCGCTAGTCACAGGCCCTCGCCGGGATGGCTTCCGTTTCCGGCGTGACTGACCGTGCGCCGTGCAACGCGTCAACCAGTCGGACCTCTCGCGCCTGCTTGGGCTCACCACCCGCCAGATCCGGAATCTGGAGCGGGACGGCATTCTGCGAGCCGAGATAGATGCCCACGGGAAAAAGGTTTACCCGTGGCCCGAAAGTAACCATCGCTACATCCAGTACAAGGTCGAGGAGGCGAAGGGCAAGCGCACGTCGGTCGAGGAGTCGATCCAGGAGGCGGAGCTCCGCGCGGCCATCGCCGACGCGGAAATGAAGGAAATCCGCCTCGCCCAGCTCCGGGGCGAGGTGATCCATATCGACGACGTCGAGAAGCTGGTCCGAGAGCCGCTCGAGACCGCCGCCGCTCTCCTCAAGTCCTTCAAGCACCGATGGTCCTCGGTCCTGGTCGGCTGCGAGACGCCGCAGGAGGTAATCGCTCGCCTCGACCCCGCCATCGAGGAGGTGATCGAGGCGCTGCGCGAGGCGGGACAGGAGATCGAGGGCGAAGGCGCAAGCGACGACGATGCCGATGAAGAGGCGTAGGACCACCCACCCGGACGCCCTCGCCGCCTGGCGATCCAGGATGCGGAAGGTCTTTGAGGAGACGTTCCGTCCCTCTCCGAGGCTCACGCTGAGCGAGTGGGCCGACCGCTACGGCGTCGTTCCGAACACCTCCGCGGAGCCGGGGCGTTTCCGCCTCTCGCGTGTCCCTTACCTCCGCGAGCCGATGGACGCGATCTCGGACCCGACGGTCCGGGAGATGGTCGTCATGAAGCCGGCCCAGGTCGGTGCGACGGTCGGGCTCATCGGGCTGCCGATCACCTACTGGATCGACGTCGATCCAGCCCCGGTGATCGTCGTGCAGCCGACGCAGGAAGAGGCGGAGAAGTGGAGCAAGGAGAAGCTCCAGCCGGTCCTCGAGGACACAAAGCGGATCCAGGGCAAGATCGCTCCCCAGACGTCGAAGTCGAGCGACAACACGATCCGCTACAAGAAGTTCGCCGGAGGCTGGATCGGCATCATCGGCGCCGAGTCGCCCCGCGGCCTCCGGAGCCGGTCGGCGCCGCGGCTCTTCTTCGACGAGCGCGACGCGTATGCGACCTCGGCCGGCGAAGAGGGCGACCCCGCCGCGCTCGCGGAAAAGCGCACGCTCACCTTCCCGAACGCCTTCATCTGCACCATCTCGACGCCGATCAAGAAGGGCGGTCCGACGTCCCGCCTCTACGAGATGTCGGACAAGCGGCGCTACTACGTGAAGTGTCCGCACTGCGGCCACGAGCAGGTGTTACGTTGGGGCGGGCCGGACGAACCGTACGGCATCAAGTGGGAGAAGGAGGAGGTCCATCCCGGCGAGTTTGTCCACCGCCCCGAGACGGTCTACTACCTCTGCGAGAAGAACGCCTGCGTCATCGAGGAGCGCCACAAGACGCGCATGGTGCTGGAGGGCCGTTGGATCGCCGAGAATCCGGGCGCTGCGATCCGCGGCTACCACTTCAACGCGCTCATCTCGCTCTTCCCGGGCGCGAGCTGGGCGAGGCTCGTCGCCGAGTTCCTGCGCTCGAAGGATGACCCGCTCCTGCTCCAGGTCTTCTACAACACCGTACTCGCCGAACCCTGGGAGGAGAAGACCGGCCAGGAGGTCGATCCGAACAGCCTTGCTGCCCGGGTCGAGGAGTATCGGGACCCCGAGGGGCACCTGGTCGAGGTGCCGATGGGGGTGGGGCTTCTTACGGCCTTTGCGGACGTGCAGCACGACCGCATCGAGGTCCTGATCCGTGGGTGGGGAGACCGCGAGGAGTCCTGGATGGTGGCCCACCACCGCCTCTACGGCGACACCTCCCTACCCCAGGTCTGGCAGCAGCTTGACGCGCTCCGAAAACGAGTCTACGTCCACGAATCGGGCGCCAAGATGCGCATCCACGTGCTCGGCGTCGACTCGGGCGACGGATCGAGGACGAACGAGGTCTACGATTACGTCCGCCCCCGCCAGACCGAAGGCGTATGGGCGACGAAGGGCCAGCCCTCCCGGCAACGCGAGCCGATCAAGAAGTCGGCGAAGCCGAACAAGCAGGGGATCCGCCTTGTCCACATCGGCACGCACCCGATGAAGGCGACGCTCTTCGCGCGGCTGCGCCTCACGTGGGATCCCGATCGGCCGGTCCCGTTCGGGTACATGCACTTTCGCGCGGCGAATCCGGAGTGGCACAACGGCGCCGACGCCGAGTTCTACGCGCAGTTCGGCCGCGAGGAGCCGCGCCGGAAGCGCCTGCCGAACGGCGACTGGGTGGTGGAGTGGAAGAAGAAGGGGGCGAACGAGGCGATCGACCTCGAGGTGGGCGTGCTCGCCATGCTGCACGTCCTCGGCCCCGCGGTGCGAAACAACCTTGGCCAGCTTGCGGAGATGGTCCGAAAGCAGGGCGAGGCGCTCCGAACGGGCAAAGCGCCGCCGGCGCCGGTGCGTCGGCGGCGCGGACGGGTGCTCTTTTCGGCGACCGGATCGAGGTAGGCACCGGTGGCCTCGCGGCTATTGACGCGGTGACTTGGACCGCGTAGGTTCTGAGCGTCGCCAGATGACTGGCGATCAAGACATTCCACGACTGGGCGCAGCCCGTTCCGCGAGACGCTCGCGGCGCGGGCTTTTTGTTGGCCCCGCTCCGCGGAGATCCGCGGCGCGGGGCTTTTCTCGTTCCCGGGAGAGAGTCGGTGGCGACGATCGCTGAGCTCGAGGACAGGCTGGCCAAGGTCAACGCGGCGATCGACCGCTTGCTCACCCACGGCCAGCAATGGGTGCAGGGGTCTCGTCAGCAGGTGGAAGCCCAGCTCGCGCAGCTCCGGCACGAACGCGACTACCTCGAGCGGCGCATCGCGCGTCTCAAGCGCGGCGGGATTGTCGCGCGGAGGGTCTCGCCCCGTGTCTGAGCGCACGCTCCTTCGCCTGCCGGGCAAGGGCCCGAACGTCATCGACCGCGTCGTCGAGTTCTTCAGCCCGACGGCGGGTCTTCGCAGGCGGCGCGCGCGAGCGTCGCTCGCGCTGAGCTCCGGGCTGATCCAGTACACCGGGGCCCGGGGCGACCGGCCGCAGACCCAGACGTGGACGCCGGCGGCGGGGTCCGCGGACAGCGACACACTGCCGAGCCTGCCCGCGCTGCGGGCGCGGTCCCGCGATGCGATCCGGAACTTCCCGCTCGCACTGGCCGCCATGAACGCGGCGATGACGGAGGCGGTCGGTCCCGGCTTCCGCGTCAAGTCGGTGATCGACCACGAGGTCCTCGGTCTCACCGAGGACGAAGCGCAGGCGTGGGAAGCGAGAGCCGAGCGGCTCTTCCGCATGGCCGCGCGCAACCGCCAGCTCGACTTCGGCCGCCGGCAGACCTTCACCGGCATGCAGTACACGGCGCTGTGGTCGGTGCTCGAGTCCGGCGACCTGCTCGTCGTAAGGCGGCAGCGAATGCGCCCGGGCGACCTGGTCTCGCTCAAGATCCAGCTCGTGGAGGCCGATCGGGTCTCCAACCCGAACGACAAGCCGGACACCGACCGCCTTGTCGCCGGCGTGGAGATGGACGATGCCGGCGCGCCGGTCGCCTATCACGTCCGCAGCCGTCACCCTGGAGACGACTGGATCGCGCTGACGACGGGCCCGGTGACCTGGTCGAGAGTGCCGGCGTGGGGCCGGAGGTCCGGCCTTCGGCTCGCCTGGCTGATGTACCGGCAGACCCGGGCGAATCAGACCCGCGGCGTGCCCTACCTCGCCCCGATCATCGAGGCGCTAAAGCAGCTCTCGGACTACGGCACCGCGGAGCTTCACGCGGCCGTCGTCAACTCGCTCTTCGCGGTGATCGTGAAGAGCCAGACGCCCGAGACGGCGCAGTTGATCGAGCAGCCGGACGTCGGCGGCGGGGATGATGCCGAGCTCAGCCCGTCCCGCGCCTACAAGCTCGGGTCTGGGCTCGTGATCGAGGGCGCGGACACGGACACGTTCGAGTTCGTCGATCCGAAGCGCCCCAACCACAGCTTCGAGGGCTTCGTCCACGCGTGGATGAAGCAGATCGGCGCGGCGCTCGGCATCCCGTTCGAGGTGCTGATCAAGCACTTCGGCAGCTCGTACTCGGCGAGCCAGGCCTCGATGCTCGAGGCGTTCCGGTTCTTCGAGAGCTGGCAGCAGTTCATGGTCGACGAGTTCTGCCAGCCGGTCTACGAGCTGTTCATCACCGAGTGCGTCGCCGTTGGGCTCCTCGATGCGCCCGGTTTCTTCGAGGATCCGCTGATCCGCGCGGCGTGGCTGGGCACGAAGTGGATCGGCCCCCGCCGCGGCGTCGTTCGGCCGGACATCGAGATCCGCGCCGCGAGAGATGCGGTCGACGCGTGGCTCACGACGGCCGAGGACGAGTCGGCTCGGATCTTCGGGGCTGACTGGGAGCACGTCTACGCGCAGCGTGGCCGGGAGGTCCGCCGCCGCGACGCCGCGCTCGAAGGGTCGCCCCCGACCGAGGAGCGCGCGGGAAGCTCGGAGACCTCGAACGACGCGGGCGCAGACCTCGACGAGGAGGACCTGTGAAGCACCAGCGAATCATGGAGTACCTGTGCGCGGCCCCGTGGCTGATCGAGGAGTCGTGGCTGCGCCTCATGATCGCGATCGCCGAGGGCGACGCGGAGATCTCGGAGCTCCTCGGCAGCCTCGGCGCCCCGGAGGCCGCGGTCCAGGTCCGAGAGGGCGAGCCGTACGACGAGGACGGCCGAATCGTCGTGCGCGACGGCATCGCGATCGTTCCGGTCTTCGGCCCGCTCACGAAGCGCGCCACCCTGCTCTCTCGGGTGAGCGGGATGACGAGCTACGAGACGCTCGCCCGCGACGTGGTCCGTCTCGCTGAGGACAGCGCGATCGAGGGCCTGGTCTTCGACTTCGACACGCCGGGCGGCGCGGTCTGGGGCGTCGAGGAGACCGGCGACATCCTCTACGAGCTCCGCGGCACGAAGCCGATGATCGCCCACGTCGGCGGTCAGGCCTCGTCGGCCGGCTACTGGCTCGCCAGCGCGATGGATCTGATCGTCGGCACCCAGACCGCCTGGGGCGGCTCGATCGGCGCGCGCATGGTGATCCGCGACTACACGAAGGCCGACGAGAAGTCCGGGATCGCCACCTACGACATCGTCTCGAGCAATGCGCCGAAGAAGCGCGTGGATCCCGGCACCGCGGAGGGGCGGGACCAGATCCTCGAGATCCTGAACGAGGTCGAGTCGGTCTTCATCGCGGCCGTCGCACGGAACCGCGGCATCTCCGCGGAGCGGGTGATCTCCGACTACGGCCAGGGCGGCGTCCTGGTCGGCCGCCACGCCGTCGAGGCCGGCCTCTTCGACCGGCTCGGCAGCTTCGAGTCCGCGCTCGCCGTCGCGGCGGAGCGCAGCCGCGCCGCAAGCCGGCGCATCCTGCCCGCCGCCGGCGGGTCCCTGTCCACCGACATTCAGCCAGAGGAGGGCGAGATGTCGCAGCAGCAGAGCACGCCCGCGACGGCGACCACGAACGCGTCCGCCGCGGGTCAGGAGGTCCGGGTCGAGGTCCGAAATCCGGACGTCAACCTCGCATACCTCGAGCAGCACCACCCGGGTTTGCTCGCCGAGATCCGCCAGGCGGCCGCGGCGGCCGAGCGCGAGCGGATCGTGAAGATCCAGGCGAGCGCGCTCCCCGGCCAGGAGAAGCTCGTCGCGCAGCTCGTCGCCGAGGGCGCGAGCGTGGAGGCGGCCGCCGTCCGGCTGCTCCAGGACGTGCGCGAGCGTCGGCTGAGCGTCGCCGCGAGCATGCGCGCCGACGAGGCGGACGTGGATGGCCTCGAGGCCGGAGCGTCGGCGACGGGCGCCGGCGCCGACGAGGGCGACCCGGAGGCCAAGGCCGCCGATTTCATCCTGAACGCGGGCAAGGCCGCCCGCGCCACCGCCTGAGGAGGTGAGCATGGCCGAGTTTCGCAAGGGCACGCCGTTCCTGCCCGACAACCTGATCGCCGGCGAGTTCCCGCGCGTGGCGAAGACCGTGACCATCGCCCAGAGCGCGGCGCTCAGCCGCGGCGCCGTCCTCGGCAAGATCACGGCCTCGGGGAAGTTCGTCCTGTCGGAGGCCGACGCGGAAGACGGGTCGGAGACGCCCCGCGCGATTCTCGCCGAGGACGTCGACGCGACCGCCGCCGACGTCCAGGCGACGGTCTACCTGACCGGCGAGTTCTCGACGAACGCGATCACCCTCGGCGACGGCCACACCGTGGACTCGGTCTACTGGGCGCTGGCCGACGTCGGGATCTTCCTCACCCCCACGACGGGAGCCTGACACTATGACCGAGGACCTGCTGTATTCCACCGGCGCCCTGCGGCGGGTGGTCCAGAACCTCGACGAGCCGCGGCTCTTCCTGCTGAGCAGCTTCTTCACGCTCATCCAGGAAGAGACGAGCGAGGAGATCCACTTCGACGTGGACCTCTCGAAGCCGCGCCTCACGCCGTTCGTCTCGCCGAAGCGCCCCGGTCGCGTCGTCGAGCAGACCGGCTACCGGACGGACACCTTCAAGCCGGCGTACGTCAAGGACAAGCGCGAGTTCGACCCGTCCGCGCCGCTCAAGCGCGTCATGGGCGAGCAGATCGGCGGGAACCTCTCGCCGATGGAGCGCCGGGCGATCAAGCTCCGCCAGGAGATCGCCGATCAGCTCCTCATGCTCTCGCGCCGCGAGGAGGTCATGGCGTCGGAGGTGCTCCGGACGGGGAAGGTCACCGTCACGGGCGACGGCTATCCGACGAAGGTCGTCGACTTCGAGCGGGATCCGGCGCTCACCGTGACGCTGACCGGCACCAGCCGGTGGGGCCAGTCGGATGCGACGCCCGTCGAGAACATCGAGGACTGGGCGACGCTGATCCAGGACAAGTCCGGCGCGGTCGTCAATCAGGTCGTCATGGACCCGGCCGCGTGGCGGCTGTTCCGCGTGAACGATCGGGTCAAGGAGCTGCTCGACACCCGCCGGGGCTCCGCGTCCGTGGCGGAGATCGGGCCCAAGGACGCGCGCAAGGCGCGCTTCATGGGCACGATCGGCGACTTCGAGTTCTGGGTCTACCAGGACTCCTACGTCGACGACGACGGGCAGGTGAAGAAGGTGCTGCCGAACCACACCGTGATCATGTCCGGTCCGGAGTTGCTCGGCACCCGGTGCTACGGCGCCATCCAGGACGAGAAGGCCGGGTACACCGCGACCCGGTACTTCATCAAGTCCTGGCTCGAGGAGGACCCGGCCATCCGGTGGCTGCTCCTGCAGTGCGCGCCGCTCGTTGTGCCCTACCGGGTCAACGCCTCGCTCTGCGCGACGGTCGCGTCGTAATGGCCCCCGTCGTCGAGGCCCTGGTGACGCTCGTGGGGGGTGGGCAGACCACTCCCCCGGGCGGCACCCACGAGGTGGACACGCAGGAGGAGGCCGACCAGCTCGTGGCGCGCGGTTTCGCGCGCTGGCCAAAGGAGGCCCCGAGGGCGGAGGCTGCGGAGGAGACGAAGACCGAGGACGCGGCGGAGAGCGAGCCGGAGCCGAACGTCGCGATCGCTTCGGAGGAGAGCGTCGTCGAGAGCACCGATGGGGAAGAGGGTGGCGACGACGCCTTCGAGGAGGAGGAAGAAGAGGACGAACGCCAGGGTGGCGAGGTCGCGGACGGCGAGATCCTGTTCGCGAGTGCCGCGGCGAAGAAGCTCGCCGAGGCGGAAGGGCTCGCCCCCGAGGACTTCGACGGCGTCGCGCCCTCGAAGCCGAACGGCTACACGAAGGCCGACGTCGAGAGCGTGGCGGCGCTGAAGCGAGCGAAGGAGATCGCCGGCGGCGCAGCCGACGAAGAGGAGGCGTAGGACGTGCCCGCGGTCACCAACCACCGCGTCACGATTTACCGCCGCGTGCCGGTGACCACGCCGGACCGGGCGCGACTCACCCGGTGGCAGCGCGTCGCGGTCAATGTTCCTTGCGACATCCAGCCGGCGAGCGGCTCGGTTCAGCAGGAGCCGTACGGCAGGCGCGCGACGCGGCGGGTCCGGGCGTTCTTCGCCTCGGGCACCGACCTCCAGCCTGACGACGGGCTGGAGGTCACCGCCGGCATCGGCCCGCGGCGGTGGTTGGTGGCGGACGCCGGGGACTGGGGGCCGCCCGGCGACCTCGAGGCGGATCTCGTCGAGACCGACGAGAGGTTCGACGAATGACCCCGGCGCTCCAGGGCACCATCGATCGGCTGGCGGGCGACCCCACGCTCGCCGCGCTGGTCGGATCTTTTGCCGATGGGTCGGGGCCCCGCATCACGACCGGTTGGCCGTGGGACGTCGTGGATCCGGAGGGATTGCCGGAGGCCGCCCGCCGGGAGCTCCCGCGGGTCACGGTGCTGAAAGCGACCGATACCATCCGCCGCCCCGGAATCGGCGCCTCGCAGATCCAGGTGGACGTCTGGGTCTGGCCGGTCGGGGAGGGCGGCGGGGCCGGCCGTCTCTCCGAGATCGATGCGCGCATCGTCGAGCTCCTCGACGAGGCCCACTGGGTGTGGGAGGGGCTGCGGCTCTACGCGATCAGCGAAACCGCGCTGGATTTCCCAGCGGCGCCGGGCGAGCCGCTCCGGCGGATGAGACCCTTTGAGGTCCGGTACTCACGTATCTGAACGAGGTGGCCAAATGCCGTACAGCAAGCAGTTCAGCGCCCACGGCATCATCGAGGTGGGACACTACACCGGCACGAAGGGCGGGCCCTACACGGAGACCTCGTGGGGTCTCACGACGCAGGACGGCGCCCGGCTCACCGGCACGGTGAACACGGTGAAGCAGCGGTCGGGCCAGGGGACCGGCGCGATCGACAGCTTCATCAGCGAGGCCGACGTGCAGCTCGTCGTCGGGCTCGCGAGCGCCACGCTGGACAACCTCCGGCGCCTGCTGGGGCTCCCGACGTCGGCGCTCGAGGGCGACCTCGAGGACCAGGTGGAGCCGACGGAGGAGATCCTCACCGTCCGGGGCGATCAGCTCGGGACCGAGGTGCTGTCGATCTACGTGCGGACGATGGGCCCGATCGGGCCTCGGACGTACCGGTTCCCGCGCGCCAAGGTCGCGAGCCTGCCCGAGCTCAACATGAACCGGACGGCCTACACGGAGCCGACGGCGACCTTCGACGTCTACGAGGTCAACGGGGAGCTCTACTGGGTCGAAGACGCCATCGCGTGAGGTGAGGACATGGCGAACGAGAAGACGTTCCCGGTGCGGATCGTCCGCGGTCCGTACGTGTTCCGCGGCCGGTCGATCCCGGTCGGCACGGTCGTTCAGGTCACCGAGGCGCAGTTTCGCGCGATGACCCGGGTGAGCCCGCCCTACGCGGAGCGGGTCGAGGCAGGCTCGCCGGCCACGCCGGTCGCCGAGGCCGGCGAGCCGGTCGCGGCGCCGAAGGAGCGGCCGGCGTCGAAGAAGTAGCGCGCCGTGCCGGCGGACGTCCTGACGGCGGAGGAGCTGAGGCAGCTATGCGGCCAGTACGAGGGCACGCTCCGCGCCTCGTACGCCGAGGCCGGAGGGCTCCCCGCCGAATGGGCTGCGGAGCTCGCACAGACGCCGGCGGACACGGCCCAGGGCGCGCTCCGCCGCTACGGGCTCCTGCGCCACTACTACCTGACCCGGATGCAGGAACTCAAGCGCGCGGACGCGGAACCGGCCGACGCGCTCGAGGCGATGCGCCAGCTGCTTCGGCGCGAGCCTGTCCGGGTCGAACTCGCCGGCCGCGTGGTCGAGGTCACCGGCCGCAGCTACGCGGCGATGTACGAGATCGCGGCGCACGACGCCGAGATCCGGTCGATCAGCGCGGACCTCGACGTCTGCGGACGGCTGGCCGCGGCCGCGGAGGCCGAGCTCGCCGAAGGGCCCGGGTGGAGGAGAGCCGCGACGCTCCGGCGCCGGATCCGGAAGCTGCGACGGCTGCATGCGCGGCTCTACCGCGAGCTCCGCATCCAGCGCCGCTGGCTCTACGCGCACGCGCTCACGCCGAGCGGTGCGCCGGCGACCTCGCCGGACGATGCGCCGGAGTGGGTTGACGAAATCGATCCGCAGGATGACGCCGCGCTCCTCGCGGCCGTGGTCGAGGTCGGGCACCGCCGCTACGCGCGGCTCGGCGACCCACCGCCGCGGAGGCGCCGCTCGGGAGAGAAGGCTAGCGAGGAGTTCGGGTGGGCGACGCTCTTCGCCTCGATCGAGCGGCAACAGAAGCTTCCGGCCGGGGCACTCTACGACGTCGATCTCTTTCAGCTGCGGGCCTGGCTGCGCGCCGGAGCCCCGCCCGATCCCCTGGAGGATTGAGGTGGACGAGATTCGCTACGACGACGAGTCCGACGCGGTGCTGGTCGCACTGGCGACGGAGTACGCCCCGCTGGTCGAGGCGATGGCGGAGACCGTCGTCGCGGAGATCCAGCGCGAGCTCGATTCCGCCGCCCCATCGGGTGAGACCTACTACATCCGCCGCGCCGCGCACGATTTCCGTGCGGAATGGCGGCGGAACCGGCGCGAGTTCCTCATGGCGAGCTACCGGGCAGCCCAGGAGGGCACCGTAGCACCCCAGGGGCCGGCGCGCACGCGCGCGACGAGGACGTACATCGCCTCGGCTCCGGGCCAGCCGCCGGCCTCGCCGACGCAGCGGTACCGCAATTCCTGGCACGTGAGCAAGGTCGTACGCCGCGACGACGTGCTCATCGCTTCGGCCTTCAGCAAGGCGAAGGCCTCGGACGGCCAGCCGCTGGGCGTTTACCTGGAGTACGGCACCACCAAGATGCGTCCGAGGCCCCACATCCGCCCGGCGCTCGAACGAGCGCGCGAGCGGGTCCGGCAGATGATCGGCGACGTGGGGGACTTGTGAAGCTGCGCCGCTGGATCCGCCACGCACGGGCCGTGGCCCGCGAACGCGCCGAGCGGCGCGCCGACCTCGAGCGCCGCGTGAGCCGTGCCCGGCTCGCCGCCGCAGGCCTGTCGGAGAAGGATGTCTCGCTCGCGATGCGCCTCACCTACGACGTCTGGAGAGAGCGGCGGCCGTGGCGGTGGCTGCCGGGGAGGGTACAGCTCGTCCTCTTCGGTATTGCGGCGCGGCGCCAAGTCGCCGAGCGCGCCTCGCGAATGCGGAGGTGATCCGTGGCCGATATGAAGGCGGGTACGCTCTGGGTTCCGGCGCGGCTGGACTTCCGTCGCTTCAGGCGGGAGATCAAGGAAACGCTCCCGAGCGAGGCGAAGGCGGGCGGACGTGGCGCAGCGTCGGCGATCGCCGAGGGGCTGCGGGCCAATCTGCGCACGGCCCTCGCCGGCGCGCGGGCGGAGCTCGCCAAGAGCGCGATCGACGAGAAGGAGTTCCGGAAGCGGAGCGCCACCGCGGCGAAGGCGTTCCTCGACGGGATGAACGCCGAGTTGCGAAACAAGGCCGGCAGCCTGCGCGAGGGGCTCGCCCGCGGGCTCATCAATCCGGAGGAGTTCCGGCGGCTCAACAATGCCGCGAAGCGCGAGTTCAACCAGGGCGTTCTCGCGGCATTGAAGGACATGCAGCAGGCCGGTCTCCAGAACACCGAGGAGTACAACCGCCTCCAGCGCGCGCTCAAGAACGTCGGCGAAGCCGGCCGCAGGGCGGGGACAGAAGGACAAAAGGGCATGGGCCTCTTGGGCCGCGCCGCAGCGCAGCTCAAGGCGAACGTCCAGGGCCTCGTGAGCTCCTTCGCCGCGCTCTTCGCCATCGACCGAATCCGGCAATGGGGCACGGAGCTCATCCGCTTCGCGAGACAGCTCCGCGACGACGCGACGCGCCAGCGCGCCGTGTGGGAGGCGAATGCCGGGCATGTCGGGCGGACCTTTGAGGAGATCCAGCGCTTTTCCCGACAGATGCAGCGCGAGACGTTCTTCGGCTCGAACGAGATCGACCTCGCGATCGCCCAGCTGCTGACGTACAAGAGTATCCAGGAAGACGTCTTCGAGCGCACGATCAAGCTCGGCGGCGACATGGCCTCGGTGTACGGCGGCATCGAAAAGTCGGTCGAGGCGCTCGCCCGGGCGCTCGACGACCCGATCCGCGGCCTCGGCATGCTGCGGAAGATGGGCTTCACCTTCGATGACGCCATCATCGAGCAGGTCAAGCGGCTGACCGAACAGAACCGGCTCTACGAGGCGCAGGTCATCATCCTCAACCAGCTCGAGGCCGAGGTGGGCGGCGTGGCCGCGGCCATGAAGACCGGGTGGCCGGCGCTGCTCGATAACGTCTCGAAGAAGTGGCAGACGCTGAAAGCCCGGCTCGCCGAAACGGTCGCGGTCCCGGTCGTGAGCTACGTGCTCGGGATCGCCGATGCGCTGATCGACCTGGATGACCCGCTGGATCGCTCGATCGAACAGCTTCGCCGGTTCGGCGAGGCGACGGAAGCGGTGGCCGTGGCCCTGCTCTCGGAGCGCCTCGTACGTCTCCGCGGGGAGGTGGAGACGCTCCGGAAGGAGACCGAGGGGGCGCAGTTGGTCGTCGGATCGGAGACGATCGTGCGCGGCGGCGCGGGTCGCCACCAGACGATCGATATCGGGGGCATGTCGGCCGCTCAGCTCGATCGCACGATCACGGAGACGCGGCGCGCTCTCATGCAGGCCGAGGTCGACCTGGCCGACGCGAGGGAAAAGGGCGACCGGGTGGCGGAGCGCACGGCGAATGCGGAGCGTCGCAGACTTCAGGCGCGGATCGACCTCCTGGAGGAGTACCGCCGCAAGCAAGAGCAGCTCCAGGCGAAGACCGAGGAGTTGCGCGAGACCGAAGAGGCGCTCGCCGATGCCCGGGAGCGATTCAACCTGCGCCGCCGGCGCACCGCGATCGCTGAACGGATTGAGGAACTCCGTGCCGCCGACACGCAGCTTACGCCACTGATCGAGCATCTGGAGAAGGAGCTCGAGCGACTCGACCGCGCGCTCGAACCGAAGGAGCGCAAGCGGACCTCCGCCACGCCGACCGAGGAAGAGCTGCAGGAGGGAGAGAAGGCGCTCAAGGCGCTCAAGACCGCCATGAGCGAATACACCCTGGCCGGCGAGCTGGGCCTGCGAGACCTGGCGGGCGCGTCCGACGAGGTGCGGGCAGCGCTCCGCGAGCTGCTCTCGCTGCAGCAGCAGATGGAGGATACCGAGACGCAGCTCGCGGCCATCCGGAAGGCCGGCCTCCAGGTGCCGCCGGGCGCGGAGGCGTTCCTGAGGTGGCTGCGCGAGATGCGCGATACCGCGCGCGAGGCGGCGCGGGAACTGATCGACCGCTGGCAGCGGGAGTTGCCGGCCGTCGTCGTCGAGCTCCAGAACTCGTTCGGGCGGATCCCCTCCATCCTGCTCCGAATGGAGGACGGCACGCGCTCGCTCGACGAAGCAATGGACGGCCTAGGGTCCCGAGTCCGTCAGGTCACCGACGCGGAGCGCGAGCTCCTGAGCGCCCGCCTGGCCCGGGACCCCGAGCGTATCGCCCGAGCCGAACGCCGAGTCGCTGACGCAAGGAAAGAGGTCCAGCGGTATACGGCGCAGCTCTACCGCGCGCTCGAGCAGGCCGGCCTGCCCGCGGAGGAGCTCAACCAGCTGATCGAGCGGCTGGTCGAGCTCCTCCAACAAGCCGGCGTGGAGGTCGAAGAGACCAAGGGCCGCTTCGAGGATCTGGCTTCCTACGCCCGCTCGCTGGAGGGGCTGGCTCGCGGCGTCCTTTCGGTCGCCGACGCGATGGGGATCCTCGACGATCGTACCCGCCGGTCGCTGCAAGGAGTGATCGACCTGGCCGACGGAATCGGGAAGATCGCCAGCGGCAACGCCATCGGGGGCCTCGCTCAGTCGATCGGGGGCGTTATCGGACTCCTGGGCGGTCTTTTCGGCGGCGGAGACGCGGACCGGCAGGCCGAGGAGCTGCGTCGCACCCTCGAGGCGAACACGGAGGCGCTGGAGCGGCTCCGCCGGGACGTCAATTACCTCGCGGGCATCGTGGGCGGGACTTCGGGCGGACTCGTGGCCGGCGTCCGCAGGGTGATTGGTGACGTCATGGCGGGTCCCGCGCAACGCCGCCAGGAGGAGATCGACCGACTGATCGAGCGCTATACGGACGGGGGCACCCGGTCGATGACCGACTGGGAGGCGGCCGATATCGAAGCCCTCCGCCGCGCCGCGTCCAAGGAGACGGTTGATGACATTCGCCGAGCCCTGGCTTACGCCGGATACAGCATGAGCGAAATCAAGGCTCTCGCCGAGCGGTTCGGAATCACCCTGAACGACACCGAGGCGTCCTGGCGCATGTTCTGGCGGGCGCTCCAGGAGGCGGACTGGGACACGCTCTTCGAGAGCTGGACCGGGCAGTTGGACCTACTCCGGCGGGAGTTCAAGCTGTTCGACATCTCGGACCCGATCGAACAGCTCCGGCGCTACCGTGACCTCCTCTTCTCGTTCGCGGATCTGCCTGACCATCTTGCCGATGCGCTCGCCGGGTTCGATCTCTCGACCGCGGAGGGGCAGCAGGCGTTCCAGCAATTCATCCAGGACCTCTTCCGGATGATTCAGTCGGGCGAGTTCGAGCTCGCGTGGTTGGGCGGGCTGACGCCCGATGAGTTCCTCGATTGGCTCTCCTCGGCCTCGGACCTGATCGGCGGTGCGGGGGGCGTCGTCGGCGGCGGCGCCCCGGAGACCCGTCTCTCGGTCGGCATCACCGAGGTCCAGGCGAACCAGCTCCTCGCGATCGAATCGACGCAGCTCTACCACCTGGCTGCGATCCATGCGCTGCTCGCCGGCGGGAGCGCCCCGACGCCCTACGTTCCCCAGATCGCCCCGCCATCCGCGGCGGAGCTCTCGGCGGCGCTCGGTCGTACAGGCGGGGCCTCGCCCGGCCCGGTCAGCATCTCCGGGATCAACGTGGCGCTCAACTTCCCCGCTCTGACCGGCACCGCAGATCGGGAAAAGCTGGTCGAGGCCGGAGCCGCTGCGGGGGCAGCGTTCGGAGCGGCGGCCGCAGACCGGATACGGGCGGCCTACCGCGGCCGCGGCGGCCTTGGCTCTCCCCAGTACCGCGCCGACGTTGGAGGACTCGAATGAGCGTTTCCATGCTCCGGCCGATCCGGAGGCCGCGGTTCCGGGATCCGCGGATCCTCTTCCGCTACCACGCGGGCCAGCCGTTCCCTCAGGGTGCGTCGTTCTCGCGGAGCAGCGAGGCGTTGTTTGTCGACGCGGGCGGCATCCTTCGGCGAGCCGCTGTGAATGTGCCGCGCATCGAGTGGCTCGATCTCGACGGCGACAGGATACGGGAGGCGCCAGTGCTTCGACTGGAGCCGGCACGTACCAATGCTTTGGCAGACTCGTCGCGATTCGCGGCAGCGGGTACGGCGTGGGGCGGTGCGAATGGGTTCTCCATCTCGGAGGCTGTGTCGGCCATCGCCGGGCAGATCGCGTACCGACACACGAATCTTGGATCGGCTACATCCCACAATCGTAGCCAGTTCACCGGGTCGTTCACCGGCTCTGCCGACACGTTCTGGTGCCTGATCGAGAACGTGGACGCAGACGTGTCGGAGTGGGGCATCTACGACGGCACCGCCAAGGCGTTCGTCGTGCGAGGGATCTTCAATTGGTCGACCGGGGTGCCGAACGTCACTGTGGGATCAGGGTCCGTCCTCGCTGACAAGCTGGCCGACGTAGGGCCTAACGGCGGATCGCTCTACCTTCTCGCGGTGATAGGCACGGGGACATCGGGAAACGAGCGGTGGGGTTTCATATACCCTACCGGCATAGCTCAGAACACGAAGACGGCCATACTCCACCATGCGCAGATGGAGGCCTCGATAAGGGTACCTACCACGCCCATCGTGACCGACGCGTCGGCACGGACCCGAGCCGCAGACTCGCTGTCGTGCGAGTGGCTCCATCGGCCGCAGGCCCAGACCGTCTATCTGCGGGGCGTAGAGCGCGGCAATGCCACGATGGCCTCCTTCTCATTCGCCCTCTGGGGCATCTCCGGCGGGGGAGCGCGGGTCGGCCTCTGGGGGACCACTCTCCACCCGAACGGCTACATCGCGGAGATGGTGAACCACAAGAACCAGTTCGCCACCTCGCTGTGTTCGCAGTCGTTCGACCTGAACGATCGTTTCGAGTTCTTCCTGCGCATATTCGCAGACGGGTCCGTCCGATTGGACGCCGCACGGAATGGGGGACCGGTGGTCGTGGGAGAGCACCAACCGCCCCCGACAGGAGGGCTGGCGCCCGAATGGGGGGCACCGATCATGTGGATCGGGGCGCGGGCCGCGGGCAACGCAGGCCTCTCCGCGCTCCGTGATGTTCTGGTCCTCCGGGGCGCCGACTGGACGCCGGATGAGGTGAGGAGGCTCGTGGGATGATCTCCGTCAACGGCATCGACCTCGGCGCGCTCGGATTCGTCGCCCAGACCCGGCGGCTGCCGCGGCTCGCCGGCCAGGCGAGCACCGTGGTCGACGTGCCCGGCGCGATCGGCAGCCTGGTGGTCGGGGGCGCCGCGGGCGCCGGTCGCATGACCGTCGACGGCACGATCGTCGCGCCGGACCGGCAGACGCTCCTCTCCCGAATCGACGAGCTCTCGGCCGCGCTCCAAGGTACCGGGATCATTCGGCTCTCGGATTACCCGGGCCGCGAATGGCACGGCATCTTCCAACGCGTCTCGGCGCCGGTCGAGGAGCTCGCCCCACAGTGGACCTCCCGGGCGGCACGCGCCACGCTCGAGTGGCTGCTGCCGGACCCGACCGCGGTGGCGACGGTCGAGACCATCCTTGCCGGTCCCACGGCGCTCCTGAAGCTCGGCACCGCGCCCTCGCCCATCGCCGTCGACGTCCAGGCGACCTACGGCGGGCCCATCTCCAAGATCGTGGTCGAGGTCCTCGCCGGCACCGACGTGCTGCGCTCGCTCACCTGGACCGGCTCCCTCACGACGCCCTCGCGCTGGCGAATCGACGACGAGAGTTACGCCGTCACGGTGAACGGTGCGAACGCGATCGGCGGCCTCTCGGCCGAGAGCACCTTCCCCGAGGCGGACCCGGCCGAGCGCGCCGATCGCGTTGTCGTCACCGTTACCGGGGGCGAGGCGCAGGTCGTCGTCCGCTACCACAAGCGGTGGTGGTGACCCATGGCAGCCAAGCGCTATCGCCTGGAGATCTGGGACCGGACGGGCGCCACCCGGCGTGCCGTGGTCGGCGCCGTATTTCGTGCGGAAAGGCGGCAGGTCCTCAAGGGCGAGGAAACCCTCAACGTCGAGATCCCGGCCGACGATCCTGCCGTCGCCGAGCTCTCGACCGGCGCGGTCCTCCGCCTCCAGGAGGAGGGATCCGCGACCGGATTCACCCTCTGGCGTCTGGCGGGCCGCCACGACATCCGACACCCGGACGGCCGGCGGTCGCTCGAGCTCTCGGCGGACGCGCTCTGGATGGACCTCCGGCAGGGTTTGGTCCGGCAGGTCCTGGCCGGCGGGCGCCCGCTCTTCACCTTCGGGCTGGTCGGGCTCACGCCGGCGAAATGGCTCCAGGACTTCATCCTCCCGAGTTACGACGGCGATGCAATCGCCTTCCAACTCGGCATCGTGGAACCGACCGCCCCGGTCGACCTCTCCTTCGACCGCACCACGCCCCTTGCGGCGCTGCGCGCCCTCGAGGAGGCGGTCCCGGGCGGTGCCGAAGCGCAGTTCCGCCTCGCGGCCGACGGGTCGCACTACCTGGTCGACCTCCTCCACCGGGTCGGGCAGACGAGCGGCGGCGCGGAGCTTCGGTACGCGAAGAATCTCCGAGGCCTCGAGCGCCTCACGGATGAGGCGGACGTCCAGACGCGGCTCTACGCGGCGGGCGCAGGCCTCCTCACCCTCGCGGATGCGGAGTGGCAGATCGCCACGGTCGCCGGCGCCACCAACGCCCGGGTGCTCACGTTCGCCGGACCTCACCCGGTCTTCGAGGACGGCGCCCACGTGGGCCTCTGGTTCTTCGTCGAAGGCAAGGGCGCCTATCCCATCACCGCATCGAACGCCGCCGCAGGCACGCTCACCGTCAACGGCTCGGGCCTCCCCGCCCTCGCCGCGGGCGACGTCGGGAGGCTGGCCACCTCCGCGGCAGGCGATCGGCTCGCCTACATCGAGAGCCCGGCCGGCCGGGCCGCCTACGGGGTCCGGACCGGCGATCTGGTCGCCGAGGACATCCCCGACGCCCGGAACCTGGTCCCGAACGGGGACCTCTCGATCGAGGCCGCGGGACTGCCCGCGAGCTGGTCGAAGGTGGGCACGCCGACCGTCACGAAGTCGACGGATCCCATCTACGCCCGCCAGGGCGGCACGGCGTGGCGCGTCCAGGCGACGGCCGACGGGCAGGGGCTCATCTCGAACGCCTTCCAGATCTCGAACCCGGAGGATCGCCCCTACATCGCGCTCCGCGTCGGCGCGACGGTGGTGTCGGGCAAGATCCGGGTCGAGCTACGGCACCAGAACGGGACGATCTACCCGGTCTCGCAACGGCCGTCGAGCGAGGGCCTCGGCGTCTACCTCGAGCTCACCGCGGGCCCCGTCCACGACGAGCCTCTTCCGGCCGGCACCGCGCAGATCGCCATCGTCGCCCACGGCGGCGCCGCGGACTTCTACCTGGACGCCGCGATGGTCACCCCGGTCGTGGCGAGCGATGTCCCCGCCTTCGTCGCAGGGGCCGGCGCTCACGTACTCTGGCAGCGCGCGGCGGCCGAGCTGGACGAACGAAGGCGCCCGCGAGTGGAGTACCGGGTCGACGTCCTGGACCTCTACCGGATCGACCCGGACGCCTTCGCCTTCGACGAGCTCCGCCTCGGCGATGACGTGCAGCTCCGCGACGCGGAGATCGCGCTGGATACGGTCCGGATCGTCGAGCTGGTCCAGGACCTGGTCCGGGCGGAGACGACCCAGGTCGTGCTCGCCGAGAGCCCTCGCAGGCGTATTCCTGACCCGTACGGGCCGCCTCCGCCTCCGATCGGGGGCACCCGCCCGGGCCCGGCCACCGGCGCGCCTGGACTCGAGGCACCCGCCGTGCTCCAGGTGCTGCGGCAGTGGAACGGGGATGCCGGCCAGCTCACGCTCGGCGCGATCGGCAGCGCGAACGTCGCCACGCTCGAGCTCCGCGTCCGCACCTCACCGTCCAACCCGTGGCCGTCCTCGCCCACGGCGACGATCACGGGCCGACAGGGCTGGTTCGCGCCGCCGCAGCCGGTGCCGGGAGAGACGACGCTCTACTACCAGGTCCTCGCCCGCGACGGCCGTGGGGTCGCCGGTGAGCCCGTGGAGGACTCGTGGAGCGTTCTGACCGGTCCGCAGGGCCCCCAAGGCCCGCAGGGTCCTCAGGGTCCTCAAGGACCCGAGGGCCCGCCGGGCGATCCGGGGCCCCGGCTTCACGCGTACGTGGAGTCCGCGACCCAGCTGTCCGGCACCGTGCGCATCATCGCCTTCAATTCGGCCGGCGGCACCTCCGGGCTCGAGTACCGGACTCGGGAGTTCAAGCAGGGGGACACGCCTCCGGCTTGGGGGGTGTACGCCGCGCTGTCGGACGGCACGACCACGGTGCAGATCACCCGGTATGGGCGCGACAGCACGGTGTTCGAGGTGCAGGTGAGGGACGCGCTCGGCGTAGAGTCCAATGTCGTTCAGGTTGTCCTCTCCCCGTGGCTGCAGCCCATGGTCGTGGAGGGCGACCCGCTCACGAAGCTCGGTGACCGCCACGCGGCGAACATCTACCGCTCCGCTGCTGACCCGACGCCGCTGTCGTCGATCACACAGCACCTCGGCGCCGACGGGCACGCGCTGCCCACGTTCAAGGCGAGCGACGGGGCGGGGCCCAAGCTGCTTCCGAAGGGCGTGGTCAGCGGCACGGTGTTCCACAAGCAGACGGTCGTCTTCGGGGACACGTATCAGGACGTGCCCATTATCATCTTGATCCCCAGCACGTCCTACGAGGGGCGCAACAGGTGGGGCACCATTGACGAGGCGGACAACGGGTATGCGGATGACCCGATGCCGACGGGGGCTCAGATCATTCAGCGCGTGGTGGCTGTGGCCACGACCTCCGGGTTCACGGCTTTCTGCCGACTGATCGCGCGACAGAACCCGCAGCAGAGAACCGCCGTCTTCACCTCCCCCCAAATGCTCCTAGCCGTCGGCGCCACGAGCGGCCCTGCGTCCTTGTCGGCCGACGTGCCGAGCTACGACGACACGTACACGGCCGTCTTCCACGTGGTCATCACGAACAACAGCCCCAACGACTTGGCGTTCGTGGACGTGCTCGTGGCCGTGGAGCTGAGCTTGAACAACGGCGCGTACTCGGAGCAGCGCGCCGTGTGGTTCGGGGCACCGGTGGGCCCGGGTCAGATCGCCGAGCTGTTCAACCAGACGATCACCGTGGGTGTCGTGGGGATCGATCCTGGTCCGGGAGGCACTCAGGTTGATCGATTCCGACTCAAGCTCAAAGACATACTCATCGTCGGGGCGTCTCCTCAAGACATCGCGGTACAGGTGACCGCCGTTCAGATGCGGTGGCACGTGGACCCCGGCGCCAAGTACGCCTCGATGACGCCGGGGGAGGACATCGACGGAGTGCAGTTCTTCGTCATCTCACAGGGCGGGTCGCAGCAATCGTGAGGGGATAGCCATGGAGCGGACGTATCGGACCCTGCAAGACTTCATCGACGAGGGGAAAGCCGGGCCCTACGCCTCTAGGATCTTGTATCCCAAGGGCACGCCGATCCCGCACTTTCGGTGTCGGTGCGGAAGGGTCGTGACCGCCGATATGATGCTGGATCTCTGCCCGGAGGGATGCTCTGGCGTGCCCGAGGAGCTGAGAGGGCACGACCGCTTCAGATGCGACGGCTGCTGGACGCGGTGGCGGTGGCGCGAGCAGATCGGCAGAGACGAGCTGCGCGCGGCCACCGGCCAGCCTGTGCATTCGGAGGGGTCGAGGGCGCTGTGGTGATTACTGCACGTAGAATACAATCCCGTCAGGGTGATCGTTGCCGTTAAGCCACATGGTGAGCACCGCGTTTGGCCCTGTGCACCCCAAGCCGGGCGTGCAATAGCCGCCGGGCCAGCTTGCCGCCTCGGCCGGCACCGCGACACGCCACCCCGTGCCCGTTGGAGTTGAAGGTGTAGGATCACCGGCTCGCTTCCATGCCCACGACACGGATGTGGATGCAGCCAGGTCGGCTGGCGCGATCTCGTTCTCGTACGCGTCGTATCCGGCACGCAGGTAGTCAGGAGCCCAAATCGTGTCCCCGGCTATGACCGTAGGAACGCCGTTGGGTGTCGAGAAACGGACCGCCGGCCCCGGCTCGAACGTCGCAGTGAACACGGTGTCCACCCTCGGCTGGCCGTCGACCACGAGGCGCACCTCCATACGGCACTCGCCCGCGTAGGTCCCGCGCTCCCAGAACGTGGTCACGTAGCCCGAGTCGTCGGGGATGCCGCTGTCGAGGAACGACGCGCCGCAGTGGCGGCCGATCGGGTCGTCGGGTTGCACGACGCGGAACGTGACGGCCGTATTCGATGGCAGCACTGTGAAGCTTGGCGCGAGCGGGTCCGAGGACCGCGCCGCATACGCGCCCGGCGCCTGGCCGTTGATCGTGATGCGCGCGACCAACGGTTCGGGCAGGACGTTGGTCGGCACGGTCGCGGCCGGGGCCAGCGTGCCCGCCGAGGCCGAGGGGGCCGGGGCGGGCGCCACCGGCGCGCGCTGCCGGTCGCCGCTCACGATCTGGATCGAGAGCTGGTCCGGGCGCGCGATGTCCGGTCCATCGTCACGATCCCGGCCACACGCCCCGAGGGCGAGCGCGGCGAGGGCGAGAGCTGCTGTTCTGCGGATGAGCACGGTTGGCCTCCATGTTGAGGGTCCACACATCTAAGATGCACGAGCCGCCGACAACATTGCAATCAATGCCGGCGCGGGCCGTTGCACGGTCGCCCGGCCGCCGGCTCCGCTGGCCGCGCGCGGTCGTCATCTGCCCGCGTTGCGCCGCCGAGGTAAATGTGCGCGTGCCACCTTGGACCCGCCGGACCGTTGACGGGTGGCCAGACGCGCGCGTGTGGTCACTCGTCGAATGCGCGCGGCACCATCCCGTGCGCGTGACGGCGGGCGATGTGAGACGGGCAGCGTAGATCGTGGAAAGGTTCTTGCGTCGCCGGCAAGGTTAACCCACGGGGTTGCGTGGTTAACCGTTGTCGGTTACGTTCTTAACCTACTGGTCGCTGTGTTGGACCGACTCGCAGGTGTTATGAGAGCCATGCGCGCCGCCTTCTTCGCGATCGTCAACACCCCCGTCTTCGCGGGCATTGCCCGGACGTTGGACATCGGCGGGGCGCTGAACGAGCCGCATCCATACGAGCGGTACGCCTCGCCCGAAGAAGCCGGCGCTGCCACAATGTTCAAGGTGTGGCGCGCCGTGGGCGAGGAATTGGAGGCGGCCACCCGCGCGTTCGACCCGACCGTCTCCACGCATGGGCCGGGCGAGTCGTAAGAAGAAGCTTGCACGAATCCCCAACCGGCAACCTGTCCCGGCCGGCACCCACCCTCCCGCCCCTGTCATGCCCACGGGTGGCAACCCCACCCATGGCGTAACCGTCACCAAGGAAGAAATTCTGTACTCGGGGCCGATTCCGGACCCGGAGACACTTGCGCGCTACGGTGAAATCGTGCCGAGCGCGCCCGAGCGCATTCTGACCATGGCGGAGAAGTTCGCCGATCATCGGATCCGGGTCGAGAATCGTGCGAGCTGGACCGAATCCATTCAGCGCGTCGGGAGCTTCCTCGCCAGCACGGGAATCGCCCTCTACGCCATCACGGCGGGACGCCAGCTGATTGAGCAGGGCCACGACGCGAAAGGTCTGGCCACGATCATCGGCACGCTCGTGGTGCTGTTCGGTGCCCTGCGCGCCGCGGCGGCAACGCGAAACACCCCGACACGCCAGCAGCGGAGAGCCCAAGTACGCGGCGACGTTTGATGTTGCGTCGGATCCCCACACGCACTAGACTGGTAGTAGGTTAGGCGGGCGTCGGCCCGCCCCATATAGACGGCCTGGACGGCCCCCGGCTCGCCACCCACACACGGCGAGCCCGGGGGCCGTTTTCGTTTCATCCACCCCCGGAGGCGTGATGCGACTTCCCAGCGACGTCCGCTCGAGCGGCTACCTGCGAGCCGCGCTCGTGGCACCGTTCGGCCGCCTCGAGGAGGCGCCGGTCTGGAGCTGGATCACCGGGACCGCGACCGCTGCGGTGCAGCTCCTGACCGACGTACCCCTCCTGGGGCTGCTCCTGATCCTCATGTTCGTCTCGCTCCTCGACTTTCTCCTCGGCTCCGAGATCGCGCGCCGGAACGGGACGTACGATCCCAACCTCGCCCGCGGCGGGATGATCGGGAAGGCGACCGGTGTGCTCCTGGTCTTGATCGTCTGGTCGGTGGAGGCGCTGATCGATGCGGCCGGGTTGATCGACACCCACGCGGCGCTCGCCACGGCCCTCGCCGTCGTCCTTCTCGCCGTCGAGATCGAGTCGTTCGACCAGCACCGGGAGACGCTGACGGGACGGCCGACCCCGCTCATTCGGCCGATTATCGACTTCCTGCGGGGGTTCGCGGAGGGCGCGATCCCGCGGGCGGGATCGGCAGGGAAGAAAGGAGGCTGACGTGCTCGTCTGCATCGATCCGGGCCACGGCGGGACGGACCCCGGCGCCGTCGCCGGCGGCGTGCGGGAGGCCGACATCGCCCTCGACTACGCCCTCGCTGTCGGCACGCAGCTCGAGCGAGCCGGCCTCGCCGTGCTCTACACCCGGACGACGCACCGCACAATCGACCTCGCCGCGCGGACTCGGGCCGCGAACGAGGCCGGGGCCTCCGTCTTCGTCTCGCTGCATTGCAACGCGAGCGCGAGCCCGGCCGCTGAGGGCGTGCAGATCTTTCACTGCCGCGGGTCGGCGCGCGGCGAGGCGCTCGCGCGGAGGGTGTTCGACCGGATCGCGACGGTCGTGCCCCCGGAACGATCCTCCGGGGTGTTCCCCGACGAGTCGCCGGCGTGCGGCAACCGGCGGCTCTACGTCCTCCGCGCGACGCGGATGCCCGCGATCCTGATCGAGCTCGGGTTCCTGACGAACCTGACCGATCGGACGCGGCTTCTCGACCCTGAGGCGCGGGACTGGCTCGCCGCCGCGATCGCGGCCGAGCTCGAGAAGGCACCACAACCCTGACCCCTGCCCCGGAGAGACCGATGAAGGTGGAGATCCTGGAGACGCGACTCCGGTCTCGAGACCCCGTGACCGGACGCCACTACGACCTCGAGGCCGGCGATCGGGTGACGGTCTCGGATGCCTGCGGCTCCGCGTGGTGCGCGCGCGGATGGGCCCGCGATCTCGCCGGCGAGGTGCCGACCGGCGAGCGCGTGGTGCGCGGGGCGGTCGTGCGGCCGAAGACGGCGGCGCACGCGGCGAAGAACATGAACCGGAAGGGGGACTGAGATGCCGAAGGCCGCACCGGACTACACCCTGGACGGCACGCTCGAGCGGATCGCGGAGGCGAATCGCCTCTACGTCTGCAGCGACGAGCCCGCGAACTTCGCCGCGATCGCCGCGGTGGCGCTGGCGGACGTGGAGCTGACCCCCGGCGCCGGGAACGGGGACTTCGTGATCGGCAACGGCGACGTCTCGGGCCGGAAGATCACGATCGCGCAGCAGGCCGACATCCCGATCACGGCGACGGGAGAGGCCGACCACGTCGTGCTCGCCGACACGATCAACTCCCGGCTGCTCTACGTGACGACCTGCACGCCGCAGTCCCTGACCCAGGGCGGCACGGTGACCGTGCCGGCGTGGAGCGTGGAGATCTCGGACCCCCAGTGAGGAGACGAACCCCATGACGCCCAAGCTGACCGCCGAGGGATCCGGCTACTACCGCGTCTTCGTGGATGGGGCCGAGGTCTCCCGGCACACGACCGAGCGCGAGGCTGTCGAATCGTCACTCCGCGCCCTGGCCGAACACCCCGGCGCCGCGGTCCGCTACACCCACGACTACGTCGTGCGGGTCGAGGCGGACACCCCCGCGCCGACGCCGAAGCCCGAGCCGGAACCCGAGCCGGAACCGCAGCCCGAGCCGCCCTCGGTCGTCACGCCGCTCTTCGTCGATGACTTCGAGGGCTACCCCGTGGGCGGCAAGCTGAGCAACCACGGCGCGAACGGCTTCCGCTGGGTCGGGCCCCGGTACGTCGAGGTCGCGACGGAGTACGCGCGGAGCGGCCGTCGCTCGCTCCGGTTCCGCTACGGTCCCTATGAGCCGAACGGCGACACGCATATGTGGGGCGAGCAGCGATTCTTGTTCCCGGCCGCGCGGGAGGTTTGGATCGAGTTCTACGTCCGGATCCCAGAGAACTACTACCACAACCGCGGGAACAGCAGCTACAACAACAAGTTCCTCGCGTTGTGGGGGCCGTCCGGCTACAGCCAGCCGCCGGCGGTGACGTTTCAGACCTGGGCGGACGGGAACGGCGGCTCGACGCTCAACGTTTGCCGCACGGAGCCGAACCGGCCGCTGGAGCACTACCCCCGCGTCCCCGGCAACGGCGGCCCGGCGATCGACGCCTCGCACCGCGGCCGCTGGCTCCGGGCCCGAGCTCACGTCCGGCTCTCCGACCCCGGGAAGGCGAACGGGCTCGAGCGCCTGTGGCTCGACGACCGGCTGATCGTCGACGTGCCGAACGACGCGAATGAGGCGCCGGCCGGGCACGAGAATGTGCTCTGCTCCGGCTACCTCCTCGGGTACGACAACGGCCGGTTCCTCGAGGACACCGATTTCTACGTCGACGACTTCCGGATCTGGATCTCGGATCCGGGGTGGGGGTGAGGTAGTTCGTGCCCCAGGTCGTCGGCACCCCGTCGATCCTGCGAATCGGCACAGCGACGCAGGGCACCCATTCGGCCACGACCCCGGCGGGGCTGGTCAATGGGTGCCTCGTCGTGCACGTCTACTGCGCCGACGTAGCGAGTGCGGGCGTGGCGTGGGTCCGGATCCGCACCGGGGGGGCCTTCGGCTCGGGGACGGATGCGGCTCGGGTCGTCAGCTCTCACCCCGGAGGCGATGCGCCGCACTGGGTCGAGCAATGGATCTTCCGGGGCCTGGATCCGAGCACGACGTACTTCGCCGACGTGCAGCTGCTCGACGACGGCGAGCTCGAGATCGGGGTGACGATCCTGGCCGACGTGGACCAAGTCGCGCCCGTTCGGCCGGGGTCGCCCCAGGCGCTGCAGAAGACCACGACGAGCGGCGATCCGGTGATTGAGGTCGCGGTCCCCAGCGCGGATGGGGACCTGATCCTCTCCACGTTCGTCGCGAACGGCAGCCTCGGTTCCCATATCGCGAGCTCCAACCAAACGGTCCTCGCCACAGAGGCATCGAGCGATCTGCAGCAGATCGGCGCCGCTCCCGGCGCGGCCAACGTCACCGTGGGGTGGATTCAGCAGGACGCCGTGGCACGCCTCTGCTCGATCGTTGCCGCGAGCTATCAGCCCCCGCAGGGCGGCGACGAACCTGTCGAACTCGCGCCCGCCGAGGCCGCCCATGCGCACGCGGCCGAGTCCCCGGCGCTCGCCCAGGCACACGTCCTTGGGGTCGCCTCAGCCGCCCACGGGCAGGCGGCCGAGGAGCCCGCACTCGCGCAGTCCGCAATCCTGACCGCCGCAGGCGCGAGCCACGGGCACGCCGCCGGGTCGCCGGCGCTGACCCAGGCGCACGTCCTCGATCCGGTGCACGCGCTCCATGGCCACGGCGCCGACGCGCCCACGCTGGCGACCGCCGGCGTACTCGCGGTCGACCGGGCGCGGCACGCGCACGCGGCGGAGGATCTCACGCTCGCGCAGGCGAACCGGCTCGCCGTGGCTGACGCACTCCACGCCCACGCGGCCGAAGCCCCCGAGCTCGCATGGCCGGGGCTCCTCGTCGTCGAGGAGGCGCTGCACGCGCACTTCGCAGGCGCCCTCAGCCTCACGCAGGCGCACGCGCTGGCGGTGGCGGATTCGGGGCACCGCCACCTGGCGGACAGCGTCCTGCTCGGCGGCGCGCTGGTCGCTCGCCCCGAACACATCCATCGCGCGGCCGCGCCGGTGCGGATCCACGGGGCGGCCGCCGGCACCCGGTTCCACCGCGCGAGCTCGAGCTCGCGCATCCACACGGCGAACTAGCCATGCATCAGGTGATCACCGTCCACGCAGACGCCGAGATCGTCCTCGGAAGCGACTTCGCCGGCGCCCTCGCCGACCTTGGCGACGCGACGCTTCAGGGGACTCCGGAGGTGCGGGTGTCGCGAGGCGCGACGCGGACGTACGACTGGGAGCGCCGGCGGTTCGTGCCGGGCGGGCCCTGGTCCGATGTGACGAAGCAGTTCCTCGCCGGAAATCCCGAGGTCAATGGGACTCGAGTCCTATGGACAAAGAAGCGGCGAGGCGCGGGAGAGCAAACGGCCGGGGTCTACGTCGTGTGGTGCCGCGTTCGGACCGACACCGGGGCGTACCTGGTCGATACGTTCGAACTCGAGGTCCTCGACACCGGGAGTGTCCAATGAACATTCCGCGCGGAATACTCTCCGGCGCCCTCGGCGCCGTCCTTGTCGCAGGTCTCCTCTACCTTCTCGGCTGGCTGGACCCCAACGGGGGCGCGCCCCGCTATCGGGACGTCCAAGTCGACTCCGCGGCGATCGTCGAGGATGAGCCGGATCCCGACGTCGGGCTCCTCGAGTCGATGGTCCGCCCTCGTGTCGAACCGGAGACCCGCGCCACCGCGGCGAACGCCGCGGCCGGCGACGTCGCCGCCTTTTGCCAGGCCGCCGGCTACCGGCTCGCCACCTCCCTCGATCGCAGCGCACCCGGGCCTCGCCCACCCGGGACGGCGGGAGGTGTCCCTCCCGGGGACCCCCTCCCTTCCCCGACTCCGGAGCTCCCCACCGCCGCGGCGATGCCCGACGCCGCCGGTCTCCCCGGGGATTCCGCGGCCCTCGCACAGCCGCACTCCGGCCTCCCGCCCGCGCTGCAACCGCGGCCGTCGCCGATCGCCCTCGCGCGCTCCGGACGGATCGGCACCCGCGAGACGGATCTCTGGCTCGTGCGCTCGGACGGCGACCTGGTGCGGGAGAGCTACCGCGTCCGACCGCCGGTGACGTTCCGGCTCGACGGCGACTCAGCGATCGTCCAGGGGACCGCCCTCTGGTGGGTCCGCCCGGCCGCCTCCCTCGCCAGCTGCGCCGCCGGCGGGTGGCTCAGCCTCGAGCTCAACTCGCCGGTGCCGCTGGCGGCAGGGTGCGCGGTCGGATTTTGGATCGCGGTACGATAGCCAGGATGATTCGAAATCCAGCATGACGTAGCCCACGGTGCCTCCTGGTCGGGGTCCGTGGGCATTGTGTTGGGGCGCGCGGGGCGAGGGAATAGCGGGAGGAGACGACCTTCAGCGCAGCGCCCTCCAACGGCCAGCTGGTCATGGACAGACCGGGCGCAGGACGCTATGCTGTCCGCCATGGACACCGAAGATTCGCCGAAGACCCTTCGGCCTGGCCGCGCCCAGGTCATCCAGGCGGACGCGCTTGAGGTTTCCCAGAGTCTGCCGGCCGCTAGCGTCGACCTGATCGCGACGGATCCCCCGTACTTCCGGGTCAAGGACGAACCCTGGGACCGGCAGTGGGACAGCCCCCGGGCATTCCTCGCCTGGCTCGACCGGCTCCTCGAGCAGTGGCAGCGCGTGCTTAAGCCGAACGGGAGCCTCTACGTCTTCGCCGGCCCTCGCATGGCCCGCGAGGTCGGCAACGTGGTCGCCGAGCGCTTCTGCATCCTGAACGACATCGTTTGGGTGAAGAGGCACGGCCACCACCGCCAAGCCCGGAAGGAATCGCTGCGGTCCTATTTCCCGCAGACCGAGCGGATCATCTTCGCCGAGCAGTTCGGGGCGGATCGGGCCTTCGGAGCCGCCGATCGGCTGCTCCGGGCCGAGGTCTTCGAGCCGATTCGTAGCTACCTGGACGGGGAGCGTATTCGGGCCAGCGTCGGGCTCGACGAGTGCAACCGGATTCTCGGGACGCGGATGGCTGGGCACTACTTCGGCCGCTCGCAGTGGACGTTCATTCCCCGGGCCGCGTACGAAGCCCTCCGGGAGGCGTTCGCCGGCCGCGTCGCCGACGGCGTGTTCAGCCGGCCGTACGACGAGCTCGAGGCCGAGTACAGGCGTCTGGAGGCGGAGTACGCGCGCCGGCGGGAGACCTTGGCGAATCTGCGCCGCGCCTTCGGGGTCACGGCCGACGTCCCCTACACCGACGTCTGGACGTTCGACCCGGTGATGTACCGGCGCGGCAAACACCCCTGCGAGAAGCCGCTCGCGCTCATGCAGCACATCGTGACGGCGAGCAGCCGGCCAGGGGAGCTGGTGGCGGACTTCTTCGCGGGCTCAGGGACGACCGGGGAGGCGGCGATCCGCCACGGGAGGGATGTGCTGCTGGTTGAGCTGAGCCCTCAGTGGGCCCGGGTGGCCCGGGACCGATGCGACCGCGCGGTAAACCGAGAGCGGACCGAGGCGGCGGCCTGAGCCTGGTCGCCCGCGCAACACCGCACGGGTAGTAATGTCCCCTGATCACCGGATGCGTTGTACGGGGCGAAGGAGTTAAGGAAGGGGTCGGGTGGATCTGATTCCTTCAGGTCATTGACGACGCAGAGACAGGTATGCGAGCGCCAGGCGCAAGTACGGCGCCGGGCGATCACGACCACTTTCCCACGCCTCCAATTCCCCCTCTTCGACTCCGAGCATGGCCGCAAGGTCGCTGGGGGACGTGCCCAAACGTGTCCGCGCCATGCGTACTTCGTCGGGGGTCGGTGCCCCTCGAGAGATGTCTGTGGAGATCCCTCGCCCCCTGCGCCCCGGCGCCGGAAATCCGAGGAAATCGTACACCTGAAGCCATGACCGCAGCCCGAGGGCGCGCATAATGGTCTCTGCAGCCGGAAGATCCACGGCCACGTTCGCCTCGACGTAGAGTGGCGGACGTCCGTTCCGTTCCGTCCACTCACGGAGCGCCTTAATAACCCGATCCCTAGGCCACAGCAGACCCCGAAGCTCCTTCGGTCTCGATCCGGTGACCTCCTTGCAGATGCGAGAGACGTATCGCTCGTTGAGACCAAAGTCGCGAGCGACGTCACGAGGATGTTCACCTCGCTGAATGCGGGTGGCGATACACCGGTTCCGTTCCGCGATCTGCGGATCCGGTTTGGGGCCACGCTTCTTCATGCTTTGCTTACCGGCTCCTGCTTTGTGTCGAGCTCGGCGGCGAGCGCCTCTTGTGCGCCCGCCCCCTCGACCCCCTCGCGGGTCAGCAGCGCGCCGCGCGCCCTCGCCTCCGCGGTCGCCCACGCCCGATCCGCCCTCTTCGCGCCTCTGTTGTCCAGTGCCGCGGACGATCATGGCTGTCGCTCTCGCTATGATGGTGTGTATCACACCATCCTCGCCTGCCTCGACCTCGTCGCCGAGCCGCACATCGCGTCGTCCAGTCTCGACGATCCATTGTGGCCCGTGCCCGTGGTCACGGCCTCGGCCGTAGCGCCGATCTATATCGGGCCTATCCACGCCCGACGCGTGGACGAAACGCAGCACCCTTCCGCGTCTCGGCGTACCCGCGATGACCGCGTACTCTTTGAGGGTATGCATGGATATGTCTCTGCCAAGGCCACAACGCTCACCAGTTCGTCCCAACGCCCCCCCCCCAAAGGCGTTGCGCCTCGGCGTGTGGGATTCCACTGGACCGCCACGACGTCCGTCCAACCGACAGTACGCCCCGACGGCCGGAGGCATTACGCCCCGTATCGTCGGCTGTTCTCGGCCTTCTCGCGAGCGACGGCACCGACGCCGCGAAGGCCGTCGTCTCGCTCTGCGCCCGGTGGTGGCGCGATGAACTATCGTTCGGCGTCTCGATCGCGACAGGGACTGGGACGTGACCAACCCCCTCGCCGAGTCACGACATCCGGATCGTGAGATCGATCGGCGGCCGCAACCGCTGTCTCGCCGAGAATCGGCTCGCAGCGAGCATGTGCGCCCGTAAGGGGAGATCAAGTGGAAGCCGCAGCCGTTTGCTCGCCGGGAGTCAGCCTCCGGCAGCGTCGATCGCGAGGTCAGCGGGCCGCAGCCACACACTCGCCGAGAGTCGGCTTCCGGGGGTGGCAAGCGCCTCGAGTGCGCCCATGACGTCGCTGCCGCAACCCATTGACTCGCCGAGAGTCGGCTTCCGGGGCCGGCGGCGTAACGCCGCATATCCCAGACTGTTATCGGCCTTCCTGCGAGCGCCGCCCGGCGGCTCTGCGCCGGTGGCGACTCACACTGCGCCTGGCGGTGGCGCAACAGATTGTCAATCAGCGGTTTCGAGCGGCGTGGCGGATTCCGCGACCGCCTCGCCCTTCGCATGGACGAATTCGATCCCGAGCCCGTCCAGCTTGTACTCCAGCCGCTCCCGGAGCTGGTGCCACGGGAGATCTGCGTAGCTCGTAACCTGGTCGTCGTATACCACGCACGCAATCCGCGAGCGATCCGCGAAGCCGGCCAGCATCGCCGTCGCCTCGTGGGTCCAGGTGTCCATCCGTGCCCGATGCTTCCGGCGCATCGGTTCCAGGTCCTCGAGCTGGCGGCGGCGAACCTTGGCGGGCCAGCGCTTCTCGTGCTTGAGGTCGCGCGCGGCCCGCTCCGAGCGCCGCCTGTAGGCGGCGAGCCATTGCCGCACGTGGTCGGCATACAGGTAGTGCGGCTCGCCGTCCTCGATGCGGTACTCCCAGACCGCGTCCTCCACCGTGCGGACGTAGAGCGTACCCGAGCGATCACGCCTGCGATCCTCGCGCGGGAGCCACAGCACCATCTTGGCCATGACATTAGAGCCGCGCTCGTAGATCGCGAGCTCGCCCGCCGCCGCCTCGCCGGCGATCAGCTTCCGCACAGCCGCGCGCTGGCGCCCACGGCCGCCGGTCTTGAGCACCAGGTCCCACCGCCGACCGGCAAGCGGCACCGAGAGAATCAGCCCCCGTCCCTCCTCCTCGCGGATGCTCCAGCGCTGATTGTGGACCGGGTAGGGCATGGGGTAGCGGAAGCTCGGCGGAGAGGCCGCACGTCGCCAGATCACGTCGAAGCGTGCCTTCCGGTACCGCTGCTCCACGGCCTGGAGCAGCGAGACGATCGAGCTCGTGTCCATGCCGGGCAGGATCGCCCGGGCGCCAGGGTAGAGATAGACCCGCGGCATCGGCGGGAGCTTCTCCAAGTCCGGCGTCCGTGTGACGTCGGCCTTCACCAGCTCGGTGATGGCCCAGTTCGCGAGCTGCGTGGCGTTCGACCAGCAGGCGTGAAGCGCCGCACGCAGCTCCTTCCAGTCCCCCTCGAGCGGCGCCGCGATCGGCAGGGTGATCGCGCGGAGTACGTACGACGCGCGCCAGCAGCGGTCACAATGGACGCGCTCGCCCATGCGCTTCCAGCCGCCCGGCAGACGGGGCGCTCCCGCGGCCGTCGGCTTCGTCGCCCGCTCGAGCCCGCACCGGTCGCACCGGGCGGTGATCGTCGGCGCCGTCGAACTCATCGCCCTACTCCCGACCTCCGAGCCACGCCCGGACCCCGAGGTCGCGGAGCACGGCGTCCGTGCCCTCGTCCGCCCGCGACCAGAACCGCTCGGCCAGGTCGACGAGGGCCATGAGCGTGCCGGGCGAGAGCGTCTCCAGTCGCCGCATCAAGCTCTCGGCGTCGACTTTCCACTTCTCGTCCGCCGCGTTCAGCCGGATGTGATCGGCCACGTCCAGCAACACGGCGCCGCGGTACATCTCCGGCGGCTCGACGAGCACGCCGTTTAAGGCGTCGAGAACGAGGAGGACCTCGTTCCGCGTGAGCGGGAGCTGGCGGAGCTCGTCGCGCACGATCGCGTAGTACCGCTCCAGGTCCCGCCGCGCCGTCGAGCCGAGCGGGGCATCGTCGCCGACGCCCATCTGCGCCGAGAGCGCTTCCTGGCGTGCCTGGATCTCGGTCAGTACGCCCTCGGGAGCGCGGAACACCACGCGGGGATTGCCGGGAGTTGGGGACATCTTCGCTCCTTCATGGGGGTGGGTGTTCCCAATTTTCGACCGAAAATTGGGAACACCCCCGGGTTGCGGTTACGCGGGGCGGGCCGGGCTCACGCCAGGGCCCATCGCGCCGGAACGGGGACGCCACTCACCCGGTCCGGACCCCGCCATCGGATGGATCAGTCGTTGCCTCCGCCCTGGAGTACCGGCGGGGTGCCGTCATCGGCCATGCGAAACACGATATCGCGGCCCAGGAACGAAGCGATGCACGTGTAGCCGCGAACCCAGCGGTCATCGCCGTGCTCCGGACAGTCGCCCGCATCGCAGTCCTCGCACGACCGCCCCACCATCCAGTACAAGATGCGGGCGTCCGGCGCCGTCTTCCGCGCCTCGTCGAGGAGGTCGAATGCGGTCTCCGGCGGATTACGCGGCTCCTCGTACCGGCCGGGCACATGATTCATATACCGCCATTCCGGCCGTTCTAGCGCCAGCCGCTCATCACGGTATGTGGCGGCGTGTTCGATGCCTTCCTCCAGCATTCGCTGGAGACGCCGCGAGCCGTACTTGCGGATCCACTCCACTCGCTCCTCATCCGCGCGCCGCTCTGCCGACATCCGCTCGGCAAGAGCACGAATCGCGGGATCGGCATCCTGCAGTGCGGCTTCCACGATCCGATCGATCGCAGCTTCCCGTGCGTCGGCCGCAGCTTCGAGCTCGTCGGCGATCCGCTCGGCCTGTTGGGTCAGCTCCAGGATCTCCGCGGGAGAGAGCATACGCAGGATCGTCCGCCCCACGCTGCCTGTGGCGGTACGCCCATCCTCGTCGGTCGCGACGAGGTTGACAACCGTCGCGTTGCGCGATGAGCCCAACCACGCGAGCCCACAGCCGCGAATCATCGGAAGCTCAGGAGGCTCAGGAATCTCAAGCGGTGGGATCGGCATCGGCGGCTGCTTCATCATTCTGGCCCTCGCCGCCGTCATCCTCACCTTGGCAGCATGGAGTCCGTCTAGGGCCGCGTCGCCAATGCCGTGGACATGATAGATCGTGTGCGACATAGCGTCCTCCTGCCCTCCTCGGGCGGTAGGGCCCGGCGCCTCGCCGGGCGGGTGATCGACGCCGTCCACCTCAGACGACGCCCGACATTCACGCGACCTGCCGTCGCGCCTCTTCCTCGACCTCGGCCCAGATCCGATCCGCGGTCGCGGTGTCTCCCGCATCCAACGCCACCTGGATCTCGCCCTCGCGCCGGCTGAGCAGCTCGGTCCAGATCTTGGCGAGTTCCTCGGACTCGACGGGCTCACCGGCGATCAGGTCTCCGGGGCCGAAAACGTCGAACAACGGGCCGTCCTCGGTCGGTACGAGGGTGCTGGTGCTGTAGTAGGCCATGGTCTCCTCTCGGGATTGCGGAGCGCCTCGCTCCGCGGATCGAGACGGCGCACCTCGCGCCGCCGGGCTGCCTCATTCAGGCCGTGGGAATCGATTCCACGACCTCCGCCTCACCCCATTCGTCGGCGAGAATCTGACGCGCCCGCTCGGGGTCAGAAGTCCCGATGTGGTACTCCCAAGAGATCCCGCCCCGGACGACCGGCCGCATCACGGCGATACCGTCATCGTACAGGACGGCACTCGGATCGCGGCCGTCCCAGCCAGCGGGTTCCTTCCCCGGCGCAAAGCGCCCGACGATCTCGCAAACCTCATTCGGCATCTCTTCCTCCATGGTGGTAGGTCGTGGGCTGACTCACCGGGCCGTGGGCGCCCATCGAACGGCGCCCACGGCGCACAACCTCAGGCGCTCGCCAGCCGCCCGCCCTTCGCGCTGAAGGCGACCCAGCGCGGGCCGCGGCCGTAGGAGCGCTTCCGATCGTAGGTCGTCTCGGAGATCTCGATCCGGCCGTCCTCGGCCCGAGTCACCACCGTCGCCTTGCCCGGGGCGGCGTAGCGGTAGGCGTTCGGAACCCAGCCGTCCTCGTAGACGACCGCCCGAACGATGCGGGCATCCGACTCGATCGCCTTGGTCAGGTCAACGGGGAGAAGGATCGTGGTGGCCATTGGTGTGTCTCCTGTGCTGTGGGCGCCTCGCCCAGTCAGCGGCCGGGCCCCTCGCCCGACCGTCGCCCAGGATTATAGCAAAGGTGGTGCCACCATGTCAACACCCACACCCACCACTACGGCAACGTGTTGGTATTACGAGAGTTACGCGGCGTGCGCCATGCGGTCATAGGGCCGGGGCATGCGCGTGGATGTATTGCAAAATGCGAAACATTCGCATAATGCAACACACAAGAGGGGCGACCTATTCGGGGGCGACCAGGTCCATGAACACACTCTCTCCCACGATCCGTATCGGGTATCCTTGTGCGATCAAGGCCTCCGCCTTACGGTGTTTCCCGCTCTTGCCATCGTTGCCGACCTTTCTCCCGTCCTGGTCACCGACGACCAGGAGGGTGGTCGCCCGGGCCGCTGCCGTGGAGTCCCCGGGGCGGTCTGCGGGGGTGTTCCCGGACGTGTCGCCGGCGTGCGGGAATCGCCGCCTCTACGTCCTCCGCGCGACGCGGATGCCCGCGATCCTGGTCGAGCTCGGGTTCCTGACGAACCCGGACGACCGGGCGCGCCTGACGGATCCCGAGCATCGCGCGAGGGTCGCCCGCGCGATCGTCGAGGGCGTCAGGGAATGGATGGGCGCATGAAGTCCCTCTCGATCGCCACCGTCGCTGCTCTCGCCCTCGGTGTGCTGATCGGTAGGTGCTCTACCGACCGCCCCGCCTACACCCCGCCGGCGGTCCCCGTCGTCGACTCCCTCCCCGGCGACCACTGGAGAGCCGAGGTCGAGCGGCTGGAGGCGCTCCTCCAGGAGCGCGACGGGCTCGTCGACCAGCTCCGCGCCCGGATCCGCGGCCTCGAGGAACGCGCGCCCGTCGTCATCGAGCGGGTGGACACCGTCATCGACGTCCGGGAGGTCCCGGTGATCGTCGGCGCCGTCGCCGATCGGTCGGGACGTCTAGACGTCCTCCGCGTCGGTCCCGCGGACTCCGCGGAGATGCGGCGCCCCGAGATCGCCCGGGGCATAGACCTCTCCCGCTGCGATGACGGTTGGGCGCTCGACGGCGAGCTGGTCGTCTGCGACGTGCCCCGGTTCGGGCACCTAGCGGCGGTCACCCGGCTCGGCGCCGACGTGATTCCTGCAGGCGCGCTTACCCCGGTCGACGCGCTCGGGCGCCGAAGGGCGCCGTACTAGTGCGCGACGTAGGCGCTTGAGACCCGGATGACGACGGTGGGACGGATCAAAGTGGCGGGGGAAGCGGGGTTACGGGTGTGGTGAGGAACGAGGATGGCCCACAGCGGGAGCCGCAGGCCATCCTCGGGCGATAGATAATGGTCCGGTGATCGGGCGAATCAGGCCTCTGCCATCGCTATCTCGTGGCGCTCGCGCAGGAACCGGCCTTTCTCATCCGGATCTGTCCACACTACGACGTTTGACTCCGCCCGGAGCATCTTCATGCCATAGTATACGTCCTCGCTTTCGTATCCAGAATCCGGTAGCTGGACGATAGCGATCGGGTCTATATGGGCGTGCTCTCGTCGCAAATCTGAGAACATGTAGGCGGTCCGACCGGCATGCTCTTTGGGCAGAGAGGTGCGTTTCGTGCTGAAGTCCACGAGTTCCATTACGTACAACCGTCCATTTTCTTGCACGAAGTCCGGCGTGTGTATGTCAACGGCTCGGCCCCGCAACTGAACGTTCTTCCGAATGGGATGGCGCACCAAAAGGTCGTTAGGCGATCCCGCCAAAATGCTCAGCCTCTTGAACGCAGACTCCACATCCTGCTCGAGCTTGGGGGACCGCACGTCCGCCATTTCATCATCACTGTTCGCGATCGCTTTTGCGAACCCGCCCTCCGACACCAGTAGGGAGTACAAGTAAGCAGCCAGCTTGTCGACCGAGTCCTCTCCGGTATCGGTCAACTCTCCGCCGTGAATTACGCGGTAATGATCGCGGCTGGTCCGCACGACGGTCTCGATACCCTTATCCCCCCGATAAACCTGGTCTCGCCAGTACTCTACCCACTGACGGTAAACATGCGGGTAGTCGAACCCTCGAAGTTTCCTGCCGTCGAGTTCGCCAGGCTGAATCTCGCCGAGGAACTGGGCGGCGACCCGCCCATCCTTCTCGACCAATACACCGATGTTTCTCGGCTCCCGCCTGAAAAGGTCCGGCACGTACTGGGCGATGAAGTATGTCGCTACTTTACTCATCGTCACCTCCGGACGAATTCGCTAGAGTTGCTGCTAGCTGGCCCTCGTCCTGAGCGTCCGCCTCCACCCTTGCGTCTTCGAGCATCTCCCAAAGTTCTGGCTGCAGCTGCTGGAACTCGCCCCTGTGCGCGGCCACGAGAGTCAGTAGGTTTCGACGCCGCTCCAGCAAGAAGTCAGTGCAAGAACCGACCAATTCCGTCGGTAACCCCACTTCGGCTGCAGCCCGTACGACCTCTTCAATATAATACTCTGGCACGGCATTGATCCGGTCGTACCAATACCTCATGCCATCGAGGGATGTGATCTCCGATTTGAGGCAATGGCCTCCAATCCCCAGCCTGTCACGATTGTGGTCCAGCCATTCACCGCCCATACCCGCTGGCAGAATCGCATGGCTGTGATCGAATAGCTGCACACGCCTAGATATGGTGTCGTACGCAAGATTCTCGGGGTGGCGATCATGGTTGAGAATCCAGCAGTCGAACAGGATAATTCCGCAGGCCAGCCGGGGATGATCCTCGACGAGGCGTCTGGGATTCGCCGGAGGCAGCGACTGGCCCGCGAGGTTGAAGTTGAGGGAAACGTAATATGGCTCCCCCTCTCGCTCGACAACAAAGCCGGGCGGAACCGGCAATAGGAGCACCCTGGCGAGATACCCACAGATCAGTTCGTTTGCAACTGCGAAAGGTTGGTCCTCTGTGGCCTTCTTCGCCACTCCTGCGACCCCAACGTGGCGGGAGCCCATCACTCCGCGCTCTAAGTAGTCTCCCCAACCCCAGATCTTGTAATGAGTCGCCGGCATTCGACCTCCAGATCTTCATCGCCAATTGTTTTCTTTGCCAATCAGAACGGCGGTCGTACCGATTTGTAGGTCTAGGACGTTGCCGTTGAGCCCGGGGCCCTCCCCGCTCGATTGTACGCGAGGGTTACACCGCGCATGACCGGCAGGGCCGTAGGCGCAGATTGCAATCGATCATCAACGCGTACAGGCTGTCAGTCCGGCCCCCCAGGCGTCCAAGATTGCCTGTTGGACTTCCCAACGAATCTCCTTCCACGGGATCTCGGCCCGACCAAGTTCCGCGGCCGTAAACCGTTCCGGCGTTCTCAGCGTATCCACCGAGGCTCGTAGCCGGCCGGCTCGTCTGCCGTCTCGCCCGTTCGCCCTCGTCTGGTATTCGCTTCGATCTGCACCTGGCAGAGCGCCTGTTGAGCCTGGAGCCGGAGATGAAAAGCCCACCTCTGCCCGATCTCCCAGCCCACCCAGCCGAACAACACTGTCAACGCAACTGCCCAATGAAGGATGCCTGCGCCAAGCACTTTAACGAACATGCTGCCGATCAGGAGTCCGAAACTCCCCGCGGCCAGCGTTGAGGCGACCACGATCCGGTTCGCCGCCCGATAGAGCTTGCCTGCGTACTCCCCCATGATCGACGGGTCGAGTTCGATCGGGGCGCCGAATCACATGTGGTGGGTGGCCGCCGCGGCTATTATTCCGTGACGTACCCCGCGCCGGCCTCCTACGGGATCTCCCCTCGCCAACGTCTCCTTCACTGCGCTCGCGACCAGCATAACTCGGTGTTGCCCGTCATGCCGGCACGAACTGCTTGATCCAGTCCCACGCCTCCTTCGGCAACCAGCCATCTGAGTTGTTCCGAACCTCAATCACAAGAACATAATCGTTGCCATCGATATGCCGCCTTAGACGTGCCGCAAGCTGCGCCGCCGTCTCACGGGTGCTAATCAGCCAGGTCGAATCTAGGTAGTGCCACCAGTTCGGAGACTTCTTGAGTTCCTCGTACAATGGCCCGTAATTCTTGCCGGGCACTTTGAGGTCGTAACTCACGCAATATGCGGCCATCGCGGCTGCCCCCCTCCTGAAGTATCGGAATGAATCCGCCCGGCTTCAGCGGCCTGATTTCGCCAGCCACCTCCCCGTCGACTTTGCACCACCACCCGGGGTCGCCGGGACGGTTGTGGGCGACCGGTCCGTCGAAGCCCCACTGGACGACGTGGCCGGCGGCCTCGAGCCGGGCGGCGAATTCGTGGATGTTGATCATCGGGACTGGAGCTTCTCAAGGATCCGCCGAGCCTCCGAAATGGCCACGGCCCGGTGGAAGTGCTAAAGCCGTGCGGTCGAGCGTACTCAAGCGTTTGATCAACGTGTTCCGCGTTACATGCGGCACTAGGTCGCCGGCTACCACCCCGGCCCCATTGCTCTACGCCACGCGTTCACTTGCTCCCAGACTTCGTCCCGCGTGCCTTCGAACCGCGCTGCGACCGGGAACGGGACCCCGTCCGCGCCGACTTCCGCCCAAACGACGAGCATGACCACGTGGTCTCCGACCGAGAATTCAAGATGCACCCAACGCCCGCCCATGTTGTTGCCACACCCGCTCGACGCAATTTCGCGGCCGCGGATTGCATGCTGATATTGGGAAAGCCAGTCTGAGAGCGGGTAGTACAGCAATTGACCGTCGGGCACACTGGCTCCTGCCGTTTGAATCATCGCCTCACCCCGTTAAAGTTTGCGTCCCCCGTTCACTTCCACAGCGCAACATCCGTTTCGGTGCCGATGCGTGGGACGACAAGGGAGTTCATCGGCGCGCCCCTGATCAGATCCCACACTCCCGGTACAGCCGGATCCGCAGCCTCGCCCGGTCATCCACGCGTGCAGGGTGCCAGTCCGGTCCCCAGTCGTCGCAGATCAGCCGCTCGATTTCCCGACGGACGTCAGCCCACGGCATTCGGATCCGGCGTAGAGTCGCGATCAGCCGTCCGGGCACTAGGTCGGCGAGCGCGAAGAGGTCGGCGAGCCGCTCCGCCCACGTCAGGTAACCGCGGTCGACCAGCCGGACCGGCTCCTCGGCATCGCCAGCGAGGACGTGCCCGAGCTCGTGACGGAGCGCGAAGGCCCGTTCGGTGACCGATAGGTCTCGCTTGATCCCGATCCGGTAGTAGCCTGCGATCGGCGGCGTTACGATCGCGCGGGCCCCCGGCCGCGGCTCGATCTCGTAGACGCGACATGTCGCACCTCGGAGCAATTGCCAGAGCTCCGAGGTCGAGGCGGGGACCGTTCCGCTCGCGTAGCGGGACTGGAACCGTTGGGCGTAATGGACGAGCTGTGCTGCTGCTCGGATCAGATCCCCGTCAGATCTTTCCGCGCAGTATGTCGGCAT